CGCCCGTGGCCTCGTGAACGGGAGGGGCCCGCGACGAAGTCGTGGGAGGGATGTAGTCGGAACTTGTTCCGACGGAACCGAGCCAAACTTACCCTACCGCCACTGTCGTCATATCCATATAAATACGAAAGAAGGCGACTAAATCACTTATTAGTCGCCTTCTTTAACTATGGCGAAATCGCCACAATTAGAATCAACTAAACCTAAAAGTATAATGAAAGTAAAAGTATTAGTTACACATCCTGATGCGGTGTTGCCTACAAAGGCATACCCAAATGACTTCTGTTACGATTGTGTGGCAGTAAGCGAAGAAGAGATTGCTCCTAATGTATGGAAGTATGGATTAGGATTGGCCTTTCAGATAAAGAGAAACATGACCAAGCCTTTCTGCGGAATGATGATCACAACTAAACCAGACAGCGATGAAATTACAGGTAAGCACATTTTTTCAATGAAAGTAGATATGGTAGGAGCAGATGTAAATCTATCTATTGATGCAAGACCTCGTTCTTCGGTTTGGAAAACTGGCATGGTTTTGAGTAACTGCGAGGGTACGATAGATGAAAACTTCACGGGAAGCGTATCTGCTGTATTCTACCACCTTCTGCCTAATATGCCACGATATAAGGTTGGAGATAGGGTTTGTCAGATCAAGTTAGGTTTTACCCTGCCTATGGAGTTTGAGCAGGTAGATAGCCTTGACTCAACGGATAGGTCAAATAATGGATATGGTTCAAGCGGAAGATAATTATGAGTGAATTTTGGACCGCGAGGGTCAACGGCACTTGGGCTTCGGGGGTCACGCACACAGGGCTTTTCCAAGTCTCTTCCATTTGCAAAACAGTTAATTTTAGTTGGACTGGAAGAGACCGAATAAAATATTTTTGTACCTTTGCAGAGAGATGTAAAGAAATATTTTGACAGATTGCAGAATACTCGTGTTTGCGTCCCCCGTAATCTAACTCATTGATACTCAGTATAGGTTCGATTCTGCTCGGGGCTACCAGGTGGGTAAAAAGCTAAACGGCAAAATTGGCAAATCCCTATCCTAAATAACTTTAATGCAGATTTATCCCAATGTTCAATTTTGAATGTTGGGATATTTTTTTCTATATTTGTCCCCCGTGGCGTCCCCTCTGCGTCCCCCGCTTTTTGGGTTAACCAAACTAGGGAAACTTTGGGAGACATCATAGCATTAAAGTTTATTTTGCCAAAACAAACCAATTATGAAGACCTACACTTTTGTATTCAAAGATGCAAAGCAGACATCTTTGCTGTACCTCGTACTGCGAGAAGGGAGACAGAGAGAAAAGATTTCCCTCCAGTTGAAGGAAGATCCCGCAACCTTCGACAAAGAAAATTATCTTTTCACGAAAGATAACCCATATCACAAGACTCTTAATGCAAGACTGAATGTCATAAAGTCTAAGTTGGAACTAATGACAAGAGAAGCTGAAGTTACCAACGATTCGCTGATAGAGTTCAGGAATAAGGTCGTAGAAGCTATCAATGCTAAAGCACCTACAAAAGTTGAGAAGAACGATAATAAGCTTTTCCTTCCATTCTTTTTGAAGTGGGCTATGGAAGAGACCACCAAGCACAAGTTCAATAGGTATAAGAAGTACACATATAATGTGCTTGTTGAATACTTTGACGGGAAGAATCCTACGTTTGACGATATCAATTATACTTTCTGCGAGAGCTTCATTGAATGGATGAGCGAGAAGGATCTGTGTGCCAATACCAGAGGTTCTCACATTAAGTTTGTCAAGGCTGCTATGAACGAAGCGTTCAAGAAGAAGCTACATCAGAACGAGGACTTCCGTTCTTTCCGAAAGGAAATGGAGCAGATAGATGCCGTTTATCTTACCAACGATGAAGTAACGAAGATTGCTGAGATTCCTCTTTGTGGCTCCCACAAGTTGGCAAGAGACATCTTTATAATAGGATGTCATACTGGAATGAGATTCAGTGACTACTCTAAGTTGTCAATGAATGATATTTCAGACGGAGTAATCCACTTCATCACGCAGAAGTGCAAAACACCAGTTGACATCCCTGCACATCCGAGAGTCTTGAAAATCCTTGAAAGCTATGGCGGCTCTCTTCCATTCATAACTAGCCAAAGGTTTAATATGTACATCAAAGATGTCTGCAAGGAAGCAGGAATCAACGAGACAGTGCTTGTACGCAAGAGTGGCAAACACATACGATCCGAGAAGTGGGAGCTTGTGTCATCCCATACTGCGAGAAGGACTGGACTGACCAATATGTACAAAGCGGGAATCCCTACCTACCGATGCATGATGATCTCAGGACATAAGACTGAGCAGGTGTTTCTTACATACCTGCGTATTACACAGGAGGAGAATGCCCAGTATCTCAAAGATAATGATTTCTTTAAGATATAGTTTGGCACACTATATGCCTAAGTCATAAGTGAAATTACACTTATTTATGACGGATGTTGATTTCATTAGACTTTCCGCACTTATGTTTGCGACAGAGCTGATTGGCAAGGCTGCTGACCCAATCAGCGAGGGGATGGAAATGGCAGAGAGATTGTTTAACAAGCTAAAAGAAAAGGAGGTAGAATGAAAGATGAACCCCACTCCGATGCGAATCGTGGTGGGGTTTGTTGTATATAGCCCGCAGGTATTCTAAATGCCCACATGACTATACCTTGAAATAGTCCCTAATAAATTTAGGTCTATCTATATCCTTGAGATTTTCTACAGCCACATTGTAGAAATACTTTGGCATCATGTCCTTCGGCACGAACTCTGCCGCACTCTTGTAGTTGTCGGAATAACGCATATTTGCAGTTACCCACAATGCCCAACAATTATAGAATGGCTCATCTGACATCTTGCCGCCAATAGATTCTACTGCATTCTTGAATGTGTCGTAATCCCAATGTGGCCCATGTGTACCGTCTTGATTTACCAGTTTGTCGGTTATCTCCATAGCTTCGGTCTTGGAAAGATAGTTATTCCATCTTCCTGCTTCAAGCTTAGATAACCACTTCTCCGCAATCTCAGGATGCGCCTTCGCCATTTCGTGAAATACCCACTTCTCTGCTTCCCCAAAAACGTGCATCTTCTTCGGGTCTTTTGCCGTAGCCATATCCTCGTACAGCTCGACATATCTCTTAATCAGATCTTCCATTACTCTTCAAATTTACTTGTCAGTATGGCCTTCAAGTCAGAGAAGGCATCCACTCCCATATCCAAGCCAAAGAGATTGACTGAGCCTTTCTCCTTCGCCCTTTCCACAAAGGCATCTGCAAACTTCATTACCACTTCCTGCACCTGCTCATCTGGGATTCCCTGCATATATCTTCCTATTAATGGAGTTACCATTGTCTGAATAAGGGGTTCTGCAAGGAAACCAAGCTCATTCCATATGTTATAGGTAGCGGGGTCAACCCCTAAAATACCATACATGAACTTTCCTACTGCCGAGTTGGCAGGAATACCTATCTTTGGAAGAGCGTTCTTCGCTACGTAGAACCCCCATTCGCTTAAAGCTGAACTGACTTTATCTATATTTGTCATAAATTTTCTTTTAAAAGGGGAGGATTACTCCTCCCCAGGTTTCACTTTGCGTTTCCGCTTAGGCTTCTCAACAACCGCATCCACACTGTCCGCAAGCGAGAGGGTTGTAAGTCTGAGCTGCTGCGCTTGTGGTGCCTGCTGCGAAGTCGGTGATGAGCTTGGGAGCAAACGTGCTGTTTGAGTAGTTGACAATCTTGCAGTCTGCACATTCTCTGCGCTCTGCCTCAAGGTTAACCTTGTAGTCAATGTCCTTCTGCACCTCGCGGAATGCATCCTTGAAGCCCTGATTCTGGATTGCCTGCTGAGCAAGGACAGCTTCTGCCGCACCGATTCTTGCAGACAGTCTCTCAAAGACATCTGAAATCTTGGTGTCGGTGAAGATGTTTGCCTCAAGAAGAGCAATCTTGCTGTCCTTCTGAGCAAGCTCGTTCTGCATGGCCATCTCATAACGAGTGACAGGCATATCGGCAGGAGAACAGTTGCGTCCTCCTCCGAAGAGTCCGCCAAGGATGCCGTTTCCACATCCTCCCATAGAACCACCAAGAGCACCATAAGCACCTACCGCACCGAGAACGGTGTTGAGATTCACTTGACCCTGGCCAGGCACTTTGATGTCATAGTCTCCGTGCGCTGATTTAGCATAATGTGACATAATACTTTGTATTTAGTGGGAGCACCATTGCTCCGATACAAAGTACCGACATAGTTATTACCTATTCTTGTAGTTGTTGCCGAGCTATTGCCAAGATATTGCCAATCCCATTGTAAGAGTACTTCACACGATCCGAGAAACAACATATTGCGTGATTGACCGTCCTCTCTGGATGATGCACTAACGGAGCAATCTGCTTTGTCTGATACCCCTTCTCTCGCATAAGGCATATCACCATCCATCTTGCATCTACCACCTCTGCTTCTCTTGATCTTCCGAGGATTGCTTCCTCAGAAACCTCTGTCAGTTCAGTCACAACCTTGATGACCTTGCTGAAATCTTCACTCTTTCCCATCGTATGTAAAAATTACATACTTCTTGCTATTACAAAAGAAGAGCCACACTCTTAATGTGACTCTCTAATTTATTGCTGATAATATACTTAGGTTGCAAGTTCTAAATAAGCACTCTCAAGCGTGCTTATTTTTACCATCCAAAGCTGACCTTCGCTCCTAATCCGAATCCCATCTTCTGACTTGGCAGGTCATATAACAGCATCGCAGAAAATTCTACATTTTTGTGTAACAAATAGGAGTATTCTAAGTATATAGGTATTGAAGTATATCCCCAATACTGCATCTCTGCTCCCAAAGCCAAGGTATTGCTCTTTGTAGGCTGAGTGGCTATTTCCGTTTTGGAAACAACCACAGTCTTAGGATATACCTCTATCCTATCAAGGCTTGGATTATAACCACTAACCTCTGCAAGATAATCCTCTCCCTTGTATATCTTGGTTTCGCTCGGCAAGGCAAGGTACAAGGTGTCGTGAATCCTTGTCGTGTCATGTACTTCAACTAACAAGGAATCCTTGATAGTTCGTTCCATCACGACTGGCTTCTCCACGATGATGGTGTCTAATCGCACAATGGTGTCGGTCTGTATCATTTTCGTGGTGTCACGAAAATGCTCTATGCTCCATAAGCGGCCAAGCAGAATACCGATAATCAGTATCAGTATGTATGGAATAATCTTCTTCATAAAAAAGCGGTAATCCCATATTGGAACTACCGCAACCATAAAGAGGTGTAATCAAAATGTATTATGGTTTATTTGTCTGGTCATCTATCAATCTTGTCTCATTCAATCTGATTGCGCTTTGTTGTGATATAACGCTCCTGCCAAGTTGCTTTTCAAGTTCATTCCTTGCAGCTCTGGCTACTCCTCCACCTCGCTTAGCAATATCTCTGCTATGCTCAAATATCTTAGGGTCTTCATTCTGAGAAATCTCTCTTGTGGCTATTTCCCCTAACCTCGTTAAAGCATTCTCGGTTTCCGTCATGTTGTCCCTAAGGTTCTGCTTCCCTTTTAATCCCTTGAATGCTTTATACTGTTTTGCATTCATATCGGAAATGGCTTGATAGATTTCGTTAGTAAGAATGGCATATTGCATTTCTTTAATACCTGTGCGTTTCCATTCATCGGTAAGAGCTTTTCGCTCCTCAATCTGCTCAATACGCTCCTTTATCCAAGAGTCATTATACCCATGCCTACGATATGTTTCTATCGCTCTCCTTACAGCAAGTTCTGGGTCAATGGTCTCATCAATCCTCTCGCTTGCAATTTTCGCAATCCACTGCTTTACAGGCTCTGCCTTCGGAGAAGGGATAGATTGAATAAGACGGAACATCTGCTCTTGGTCAGCGACATCGGTAAGGCGCATCTTGCCATCGGCTGCTTGCATTTTTAACTGGTTACATTTTGTAACCGTTTCATTGCCTTCGGCAATAAGCCTATTCTTCAGGACTTTCCAATAGTTCCTTGCGGATTGATAGTCTTTACTATCTGTAAGAGCCTCAATGATGTCAATAATAGAGAAATACCATTTCTCTTGTTTGTCATCCCAAAGTGTGCGGATGCTCTTATCTCCAAATAATTGAATTTGGTCGTGATTGCTCATAATACATTTCATTTTGATTACAAAGCAAAGATAACCAATTCGTGCGGTAATTCCAATATGTCAATGAACTTATACTATGATTATACTATATGCTCAACTTGGGACAACTTGTCATGATTTTTATACAAGTCTGTCACAAGTCTAAGCAACAGGGCGTGCTCCGAACCTAAGTCTCACACGCCCCGAAACGAATTGTAATTGTACATCCGCTAGTCTTCATACTTAAACTTATTCAGCCTATTCATCCATCCATTCATAAACACCTTCTGAGTGGGATTCCTCTTAACGATATTGATGTAGAACTGCTGACGTGCATTCCATATCCTCTCAAAAAGATGTCTCGAATCTGAGGAGTTGATAAGACTCAACGTGATAGGGCCGACAATGCCATCGGGCTTGCATCCTACTATCTCCTGCACCTTACGTACTCCTGAGTTTCCTGAGTTTACGCACCAATCCACGATGAGCTCCGCTAAAGACTGATTAGGAATCTCATCCGCTCGGCATCTATCCCAGTACATGTCCTTGATGATGTTCTGCCAAGTCTCGTATGACATATTCTGCAAGTCCCTCGGAGTCTTCTCTTGGCCGCAGTAATCTCTATACGTGGCAAGAGTAATACCTGCGTTAGTTATTCCGCCTCGGTCATTAGGATGGTCTATATAGCCTCCTTCAAGCTCTAGGAGCTTCGGTGCATATCTACTGAACTCTGCCATTCCTTCTCGCCTCCCAACATCTATATAGCCTGTCATACTCACTCGCAGGGATAGTAACCTTGAGTCCATCCTTATACAAGATGGTCAAGGTCTGATACCCTTCCTTCAATGCTTCATTCGGCCTTGCGTTGATGTGCTGAATATCATCCAAAGGAATGAGCTGTCTGTCATTCGTCTGATAAATCGCTTGTCCCATACTAAGCCTCCTTATGATGCTCGCAAGTCTCGCAAAGATGCCTGTTCTCATACTCCTTGATTACTGGGCAATCCCGCACGTTCTCTGGGTACTTGCACCTCCAAGCCACGTTGACCACCTTCTCCATGTGATTGATGCGCTCTTCCTGCTTCTGAGCCCTCTTCTCTATCTGCACGATGCGACCACGCAAGCCTTCAACGTACTCATGCGAAGCCTTCTGGAACTCATCGAACTTCTTTTCAAGTTTCTCATATCGTCCCATAGAATCATTGAGCATCCTCTCCATATTGGAGATGTCTACCGTATTGCGATTGCTCCTTGCATTGTAAATGTCTATTCCTGCTTTGATGAGAGCAACTATACCTGCTCCACCACCAATTAATCCTAATATCTCTTGCCAGTTCATTCCTTAGTCAAGTTTGTCGTTACATTACCAAGAGTGCTGCCACTATTCCTGCGAAGTCACATATCAAGTCGTGCATTGCCTGACTGAAATTGTTGTCCTTCTCAATGAATACATCCTTAGCTTCCTTTCCGAATGCAAACGCAAGAGTGATTACCAGAGCAATCCAATTACCGAAGAACGGCCCGAAGGTCAGCATCATTGCGTAGCATACAAGAAAGTGGAGCAGGCCGTCCGTTGCGACCCAACTCCACACTCTTCTGACAAGATTAAGCATAGTGCTCTGTTATCTTGGCGAGACATGCTGATACGATAGGCGAGAGAGTAGCAAGGAGCGATGCGTCAACCTCGCTGATGTTCACCTTCATTCCGCCATCTGCCGCCTTGTTGGCATAGAAGTTACCAACGAACTCCTCGCCCTTCATGATTGAACCGCTTGCGTTGGTCAATGCTCCATTAGCAAGGTCTGCTGATGAGCTGCCGTTGATTACATACGCACCTTCTGCGTACTTGAAGTTTCCAGTCTTCTTCTCATTCGAGAAATTGATTGTTGCTGTTGTTGCCATATCTAAACAAATTTAGGGGTTAATTACTCTTCTGAAAGCACCTCGTCAAGCTCTGAGAAATCGTCCTCCTTGACCTCCTCCGCCTTGAACATAGGCTCAAAGATTGCTCTTATCTCATGTACTGGAGCATCCTTCTTGCCTCGGATTACTCCCTTGATGAAGTCGTTGCCATCCACCTCTGTGGTGTCCACCTCTACCTCCTTGTTGCGTAGCTTCGCGTACACTGCGTTGTGCTTCTTGTAAATCTCGTTCACATCGGCATACTCTGCCTCAATCTTGACCATCTTCTCCTTGAGAGCATCAATGGTCTTCTGAGCATCCTCCTTGCTTGTGATTGGCTTCCTTCTCAGCTCTTCCATTTCGCTGATGAGCTTGAAGAACTCTTCCTTCTTCTCCTTCTCTACCTCTGCATAGAGACGATTCTGAAGCTCCTCGTTCAGCTTCTTCATATCTTCATCCACCTTGCGGAAGGCATTGAAGTTGTCCATTACTACATCAAGGGTGTCCTCGTTCATGTGGCCGAGTGCCATTGCTCCAAGTGATTCATACATCACGATGGCTGCGTGTCTTGTAATCTTTTTCATTGTCTTTTGTATTAAATTGTTGGTAAATATATTCAATCTTGCCATCTCGTTGTACTTACTCCATTCGTGAAGCATAATATCTTATGGCCTTGAAGGCTACGACCACGATGGTCAGTGCTCCACATACTGAGTAGATGTGCTGTGCGGTTTCAAATCCGTAGTTGATTGAACCTGCTCCTGCGATGATTGCAACTAGTGCAGTTAACATCACTGTGATAATCTTGAACTTTTCCATATCTGAGTGTTTTAAATTAGGCTTCTACCTGATTGTTCTGAATCTCCCTATAAGCATCAGGGGCTATCACGTACTTTCTTGAGTCAGTAGTTGTCACTGAGCTGACATAACCATTCTCCAAGAATGAAGAGTCTCCGTAAGCCTTGACAAGCTCTACTGACTTTATGTCCTGCGAAACTCCCAAGAAATCGTACAGCACATAACCCTTGAAGCTGATTACTCCGCTTGGCTCATTGCTGTAGTGGAATGGGTTTACTATGTAGTTCTCGGTCACACCGTTTGTCCTTGTTATCCTCACGAAGAAGATAGGCTTGTGGTCGGTCACACCCTTGTTGGTGAAGAAGAACTCATATGGAGTAGCAAGGCCATTCACAGACCTGTCCCATTCAGTCCTGTCATATCCCTTATTGTTCTCCTCATAGTAGAATCCTACAAACTCATCATTGAAGTAGTTGACAGCCTTGGCATTGTACACCCCGTCTGACATGAGCTTTACACTCATAGGAATCTTATCTCCGTCAAGAACTGACTCATTGTAGACGCTTCTTATCTCATAGTCAAGTTCATAGTTGTTAGCCTTATCGAGATTGTACATATAAGGTATATCATGGAGCTTGACTGTAACTCTTGGCTTGTATCCGAGGTCTGCAGGTCTGTCGAGATGGCATTCGTTTCCAGATACATCGGTCCACGTTTCACCGTCCGCACGTCCAGTAGTGTCGAGCTCAAAGTATTGCTGGTCTCCGATTTCTGTGTTGTTCACGCTTGTCCTAAGATAGCCCTTGACCTTGTAGATAGGAGTCTGACCATCCACGTTGGACACGAACACAAGGCTGACGTTGTTCACAAGCAAGGTCGGCTCGGTATAGAGGTTTGCTCCTACTTTGCCTGTGTCACCCTCTTGGTCAGCCGCAAGGATGAGAGTGCTACCTATCTGCTCGTTACCTCTTATGATGCTCTGCTTGACCAATGGCATAATCTTATCTCCCTCTCCCCATCTCTGAGCAAGGTTATAATAGCCGTCGAAGAAGCAGATTCCTGCTCTGTTGGTAGGAGAGATAGACTCGGCCTCCCAAAAGTCGTGATTGGGGGCTGTACGACCTTTCTCAAGCACCTTGTTCATAAAGGTCAAGGTCGTTCCGCTACCTGTGGTGTACTTGGAGTAAGTAGGCACTCCTGCATATCCGTAGTTCTTGGACTGCATGGTGCTTTCTATGTTCTCCTCCTTTGTGAAGTCCACATTAAGCGGTCTCCTCACACTTGCGTTCTTTACCTTTGGGCTGGTCTTGAGCATTCCCAAATCAAACTGACCTTTGGTGTTGACTCTATAATCTCTTAGGCAGCTTGCAATCTGCGAGAGTGTAATACCGTCACCCTCCAGCTTGCGTAGTCTTGTATTGTCTTCTAATAATGCCATATCTTTTCCTCCTATAAGTTTATCGTAATGTCGAATGTCAAATAGTCTATCTGAGTTAAGGTCACATAGTCCGAACCCATAGTGAAGGTAATCTCCATATTGTTATCGTTATAATGACCTCGGCATGTGTAGTTCCAAACTTCATGCACAATTTCGTGGTTGTCGAATATCTTGGTGTAGAAACCATATGACAACTGCTCAAGTACTTGCCAATTCAAATTGCAGTCCTCAAGAATATCTATCTCTACTGAGGTAGTACCCATGTTATGCAATCCTCTGATTCCCGCTTCGAGAACGTAGGGGTTACGGTTCTCTAAGTAACCCCTATTGATTGCATCGCTCTCGCTCTTTATCTGTCCTTTAATCTTTACCATAGCACTATCCCATTATGATTACACGATGAGGAACTGTCTGAGCCGCTCCGAAGTTGATTGCTACCTTTGCGGTGTCTACGTAGTAAACATCTGCGAATACCTGCTGATAGTTGCTGCTCTGTGAGTTCTCGAATATCTGAACCACTACGTCCCTTGTACCAAGGTTGTGTGCAAGCTCTACCATCTGATTCTCGGTAGTGGAAGCTATGTCGAAGGTCTTGATTTCAAGTCCGCTTCCGCTTGGTGTGTTTCCACCTGTTCCTTCCTCGGCTACCTTACCACTCGCTACCTCTCCTTCCGCAAAGAAGTTCTTGTCTACCTTGAGTGCTCCGTCCTCGTATGAGAGGGTTGCTTCGCCAATCTTGAGAGTATGCGAGGTCGGTATTATGATTCCACCAGCATCAATGCGTATTGCGCTAAGACTATTCTCGGTAGCGGCAAACAAACGAATTTCGTGTCCATATATATCCGTTTTATACCCCTTGGAGATAGTCGAATAACAGAAGGCAACCTCATTATACGTATTAAGGTTTAATATGGTTATATTTGCACCGTTTGTGTCTCTAATAGCAATACTGCTATTGTTGGCGAGATAAAGACTATTGCCTATTATGTTCCCTCCAATACTTACTTCTCCGCTAAAGTTTCCATTTACCGAGTACACGTTAGACCAACGGTAAGATGATGTTCCAAGGGAAATAGGTGCGGTAGATGAGTACGGCCTTGCGGATGCCGTATCAATCAGCATCACATAATCAAGGTTGCCTCCTGCCCTCATCATGATGGAATAACCACCAAGGGATAGTGTAGGCGCAAACGCAGATGTACCTATGTATGCCATAGAATTTTCTATATGTGCCCAACTTCTTCCTTGATGATTGATTGTGGCTACGCTGTTCGTGAAATCAAGTCTTCCGTTTATCTTAACTGGGCTATTCTCGTTGCCTATGGACACACTTCCTCCGAGAGGGTTGAGATTGAGGGCGTAGGCAGTGGCTGTGCCATCGAAACGACCTGACTGTATGAATGTGTAACCATTAGAGTTAGTCCATATCTGCGTTCCGTAGGAATCGTAACCGATAAGTAACGCATTAGTAGCTACATTTCCTAGGGTAGGTGTTGTTGAATCACCTCCTAGCGTATGTGCGTAGATGAATGCTCCGCCAGTGCCAACGACTAATCTTCTCTCTATATTAGATGTAGCTCCCACCAACACATTCCCCTTATTGGTAATGGTCATAGCAGTTACTCTTGTATCAAGAGAATTGCCGACAATATATCTGATGTCTTTTCCATATATATTTGTCGCAACCCCATGCTGAATGCACGCATCACTACCAACACTTAACAGATTGCTTGCTCCAATACCAATTATTTGAATTGTACCACCCGTAGTAGTTCTTGATAAAACTCCGTAGTCATTTGCGACTCTAATGTTACCTGTGACATGAATATTTCCGTTTACTTGCAAAGCACTACCATCATCGTTGGCAATGTGACCTATATGTAATCTATCGCTGACAACGGCAAGGTCGGCGAGGATATTTAGTTTTTCTAGATAAGTTCCATTGATACCCGAAAGGTAGAGTATACCTTGCGCCTTTGTGCTATCTATCGAACCTGCTTGAAAGAAAGTACCGTTTTCACTTGTAGCAATTCTCCATCTAGCAAAAGAACCACCTGTTTCCTTTTTGCCAATAAGTTCGGCATTAAAAGTAACATTTTTATTAAGGGTTGTAATGAGGTCTGCGAAGTTGCCTTGGTGGAGGAGGATGTCATTATTAAATGCAGGTTTTCCTTGAGTTGTGATACCAAGTCTATAGCCATGGGCGTAGTCAAACAAAACGCTTCCGTACTCGGCAGAATAGCCTACATACATCTTGCTCGTATTATTAATGCTAAATACAAGTAGGTTGCTTGAGTAATTTCCGTTAAGTTTTAGTGGAACATTGGTATCGACTCCATCTATCACTCCTCCCGCAGTAGTAAGCACATTCTCCGTTCCCGTAATCTCACTCCAAGCATAAGTTGCAGGGGCATAGACGTTGTACTCGGCATTATCAACACCGATAGTAGCGATAGTCTTTCCGCTTGTGAGGCGATTGCCAACCCTTACATTAGTCGGCTTTGTTTCAAGGGTAGTAATCCTTTCATCGAACAACTTGCCATGATAAGCAGTCACAAGCCAATCCTTCATTTCGGATGTATAGTTGCTCCAGTCGTACTCCTCGCTAAAGAGTGTGCCACCGATAGTGCCGCTGCCACCTTCTTCGCCTTCTCCACCGCTTGATGCAATCTTACCCGATGCGACCTCGCCAGTAGCAAAGACATTACCTACAACCTTGAGCGCACCGTTCTCGACCTTGAGTGTGACAGTTCCCATCTGAATCTCAGATACGTGGAGCTTGCTGCTCGTTGACGCAGAGCCTATATGGACATCGCCACCAAGAGGGTTGAGATTGAGTTTCTTCGCATCTGCACTATTAAATCGTTGAGCTTGGATAAAAGATGCTTCGTCAATCGTATTAGTACCAATTTGCAAACCATAATGCACCGAACCGACAAGAAAAGAACCAGTTGCAGGCGTGCCGAGAAGAGGTAAACCTGTTGTTGTTGCAACAATGTGAGCACTTCCAACTCCTACGGCAAGTTTTCTTGTATATGCGTTGTTTACTCCTGCTATTTCTACATTCCCCTCCTCGGTAATGGTCATAGCAACGGTGTTGCTCCGTCCGTATCTAAGGTAAATGTTATTACCATCAAGGTAGGTGTTATATCCAGCCTGTGCTCCTTGGTTTCCGAGCAAGAAGTTTCCAGTAGTACCAACTACTATATTAGCAATAGAAGTATCTCCGACAGTCCACCTTAATCCTTGACCTGCATTTGTAAAACCAATATCACCTATAGCTGATATTTGATTACCGTCAGTCGACAAAACGGTTGCGCCATTGCTACTAATCAGCTTATAAGCAGATGCAGCTTTGCCTGTGATGTCAATTTTCCAAGTACCGCTTGCGTTGCTTCCGTCTTTCTTTGCTGCGTGGTTTGCGTAGTTATTAAGGTGCAATATCTCATAGCTATTCGTTCCCCCAGCGTTATAACAAACGAGCTTTCCTTGATTCACTCCGATGCTTTCACCACGAACACCATTCTGAACAAAAACAATCATAGGCCACTCCGACGATACTGACAAAGGCCCGTTAATGTTTCCTCCAGACTGTTTAAGGTACACGGTATCCAAGAAGTATTTATAGTTCTTTTCGTCGAGGATGTTAGCCCAATCACGGATAGTGCCATCAATACAAGCTCGGTGTGCAAGACCTTGATAAGCCGAATTGTATTGCAGGTTCATCCAATAGTTTTGGGTAAGACCGATGGAGAAAGCAACACCATTACCAATCCATCCCTTAGAGATATAGCCGTAGCCAATCTCATTGAGTGGCATAGTGTCACCACTGATGTCGATTCCTGCGGTATTGTACTTTATCGCATCGGTAATTCCATATCCCCCAATAGTAGTAGGCTTGTTAGTGATAGCACTCCAATCGGTAGACGGAGCAAGGATGTCATAGCTATTAGCATCCACCTTGATTGTGGCAATCTTCGTTCCGCTTGTGAGGAGGTTAGACACCTCTACCTTGGTAGCCTTATTCTCAAGGGTAGCAATCCTATCATTGAAGAGCTTTCCGTGATAAGCGGTAACAAGCCAATCGGCCATTGAATCGTTGTAGTCAGCCCAAGTGACTGAATCATCGAATGCGGTATATCCTCCACCAGTTGAGCCGCCACCGCCTTCTCCTGCTACCTGTCCCGAGCCGAGTTCTCCTGTTGCGTATGCGTTGCCATCAATCTTGAGGTTGCCATCGTTGTCAATGGAAATTACGACATTACCAATCTTGATTCCCTTCGGAGCTTCAAGGACACCAGACATCGCCTTTGTTCCGTCAAGAGGAAGGTAACGGCCATCGCTCTCAGCCTTGGTATATCTATCGGCAATCTGAGTATTGATAGAATCTATGATTTCTGCAAGGCTTGTAGCACCATCGTATGAGTCCAAGAACGCTTGAATCTCCTTCAAGTTCTCAAGGACACTATCTGAGTCAACCTCTCCATCAAGGAAGGCATTGACCTTCTGCTGTAATGCACTAAGTCCATCCGCAGTAGCATAGTAGCTTGGAAGCTGACCACCGAGCTTCTCCGCATCCTTTGCCTTGCCATTATTGAACAAGCCCTCGATGGTCAGTACACGACCACTGAGAGTCTGGAACTCCTCGCTTCCTGCGAAGTCAAGCTCATCCAACTGCTTCTGCAAGGCATCAATGTCATCCATGTAGGCGGTGCTTCTCCACTTGCCATTGGAGTATATTCTTTCCCTATGGGAATTAGTGCCGCTACCTGAATTGTAATACTTCGAGCCTTCTTTGATGTTGTTTTCTGGGTCGGAACTAAGGTTCTCAATCACGAATCGTGATAGAGGCATATTATTTAAGTCCGCTCCAGTTTTAAGTTGCATTGCCATATATCGTTTCCTCCTTTGTTAATCTAAGTAAGCAGTACCCGAGAATGCTCCACCGAATGTCACCTTTACTCGGTTCTCATCAATGTACTGCACATCTCCGAATACTTGAATCTTCTGCGAGTCAAGCACCTTGACGTTAGGGTACTTGCCGAGGTTGTGCGTAATTATCCATACCTCTGCTGCGTTGTTCTGCGGATGAAAGTATGTCATAGGTCTATTCTTCCAAAATGTTGAGTCTTTATCATAAACGAGTATGTCTCCACCTGTGAGGTTCTCTATCTTGACATCGGATGCTGAACCGATTGAGCCGCTTCCTCCTCCGCTTCCACCGCCACCGCTATTCCCATTCTCTACTTTAGCTTCAAGGACTTTAATTTTAGTGTCAAGGTTGGCAATGGAGTCGTATGTGCATTTTACCGATAGTGCTGAAGCTGCGTATCTTGGCTCATTTACGGCTTCAGGAGAGATTTCGGTGATGTCCTTTATTTTATCGTATGATACTACTTGCGATTCAACTATAGAAGAGTGGATACCACCGAGAGCAACATTAACATCAATGTCCATCACATTGGTCTTGGTGGTAGTGATGTCTACTTCCAATGAATCGGTTGCTATGTTGCCCGAAAGTATGATGTCGTTAACCTTGACCTCTTGGATAGTAGCGTCCACATCATTGATTTCAATGTCGCACCCGAGAGACCAAATACTTACTTGATACGGTATTACATTTGCCTCAAAAGTAGCATCAACAAGATTTACTCCGATTTTGTCAATTCCTGATTCAGCCATTGTCCTGCCTCCCATCTTATGATGTTAATGACCACGCTTGAGTTATCTTCTGCAATAACATTCCCGTCTGCTGTCTTGATAGCAAACTGCATTTCAAATGTCTGATTCTCGGATGCGCTACCTAGCATAGAGATCGTGTCTTCTGGAGTGAGATTAATGGTATATCCTGTACCTAATGTAAGCTCTTTAGGTGCTCCGTACACTTTGTTGGTGAACTGGCGCACAAAGAACACATAGATAGACACCCCTGCTAATTGTTCGGCAGTTGCATCTACTCCATTTATCTTTGGTGTAATGGAAATCTTTGCGCTTGTTCCAGACTTTATCTCTATGTTCTGCATGCTGAATCTGTTTATATCATTAATGCTGCTGCGTTTTCATCGCAGATTTTTCCTTTATTGGAATCTCCTTGTGCTGCGAATACTCTTCCTGCACATACCCAAGACACTACATCAATAAGATAATCATCAAGATTAGTGTCCATTGATGAATCCTTATCGTTGTTATACCTTTTGATGTATAGGATGGTAGGCGAAGGGTTAACAGATGTTGCGTATGAATAGCAGTCTATCTTTCTGCTGTTTGCATTGTTGCTGAGTACAGCTATTGGCTTTGCACTCTTTGCTACAAGGAATTTGTTATGTTGTCTTTTGTCTGCATCATCGCCCTCTATGGCAAGCTCATAAATAGGCCTGTCGAATGAATTATCAGATATGGACACAAGTCGAAGGAAGTCATCTGGTATGGCGATGGCCGCCTTCTTCCTTGTATTAAATATAGTCTCAACCTTCATATCGGTAGAAAGTTGAGGTGTAAATGATGATGTCTGAGTATGAAGACGATATACTGGTGCTTTCATAAGCACTTCGTTAACAGACTCATTAAGAAGGTTGTTAATTTGTGTATAAAGTGGGTTATTGTCGCTACTGTTAACTGGGACAATAACTTCGTCCGAAGATGAAATCTCATCCATCTTCAGTGCAATTTTCTTAATGAGCTCCTCCCTTGTCATACTATGCGTTCTTTTCGATTGTGTAATTGTAGCCGTTCTTTCTTGCGATGCTCTCGGCTACCTTTACGTTAGTGATCTGCGATACGTCAACACCCTTGTCACGAAGAGCATTTCTGAGCTCTACGAGATTCTTGAATGTCTGAGCATCGAGTATGTCTACTACTTCTTTCTCTTCTTCCTCTATTGGTTCTGGAACAACCTTAGGGGCTTCTTCTGCCTTTGCTTCTTCTTCAGTCACGACTTCCTTCTCAATGATGTAGGTAGTGCCAAAAGCCTTTAATGATTCAAGCGCATCCTGAATCTTCTTGTCTTCGGTAGTGAATGTAGCTGTTGAGCCAAGAGTGCATCCACGCTTAAATGCTATGTGTGCCATCTTGCCATCAATCATAACATGCAAGGTAAGTCCCTTCAGTTCTGTTGTTCTATATGTCTTGGTAATCATGTCTCTGAAAATTAAAAATGGAGCGGCAGTTTTTATCCCACCGCCCCATATTGATTAAGTCCTACTTAAAGTTACGCAGGGATGATTCTGCGGTGTACTGGGAGGTTCTCAAGGAAGAGTGAGTAAGTCTCGTGCATACGCACTGCGTTCTTAACTCGTCTCTGACCTGTCTTGTCGAGCTCAAGCACTGTTGCAGTAAGAGGCTCCATGACGAACTTCTTGAGGTAATTTACATCGATTACCATACCGCACTTAGAGAAGTAGCCCTCGAAGAGTGTACCCATAGGCTTGATGAGAAGCTCACCGAATGGAGTCTCAATCTTGTACACACGTACACCAAGAACAACCTCAGTATTCTTAGCCTCAAGCTGCTTTGCGTAGCCAGGCACTTTAGAGATCTTCAGCATGAGGTCTGGACCTGCGAGGAGGAATCTGCGGTCTGAACCGTTGTTACCCTCGAAGATATCCTTACCAAGTGCATTCCAGAATGCATCGTCAAGTTCGTCATTCTCTGGGTATGTAGATACCTCGTTGATCTGCCACCAAAGACCAGTTGAAAGGTGAACAAGCTGTCCTTCGTCATCCTTAGAGAGACCACCTACCTGGAAGAGGTTTGCGTACTCCATACCACGCTTGAAGTCCCAAAGAGTCTGCTCCTTGTAAGTAGAGAAGTCCATGTTGACTTTCTTCTTGTGGAGTGCGTGGATTACTGACTCCTCAACCTGGCACATGTGAGTCTGGTTGAAATACTTGCGGTCAGTTGGCTGAAGCGCAAAGCCAGTTACTGATGCAGTAAGCTCAGATACGGCACGTGAAAGACGCATAGCCTTGATTCCTGCAACCGAAGTGATTGTAGGCATTGCTGTGTTTGTAGATGCACCTACTCTCTGAACTGTGAGGACGCTACCAGACTTAGCAGTTACGAGGCAAGATACTGGCTTGCCGTTGCTTGTTGAGTCAAGGTATGGACCATCCTCATTAACGAGAACGAATGTGTCACCAACAAGCCACATGTCTGGAGTAGCTACGGTTACTGCATTAGTCTCCACCTTGGTAAGCGTGTCGATTACTTCACGTGTTCCGATTTCCCATCCGCCTGCTTCCCAAGCTTCAGACTTCTCGGTGTTGCCGATCATACGGGTGATGGTGTCGATAGGGGTATCCTGCGGACGAATCTTAACGAGTGTAGGGTTAAGGTCATCGTCAAGGTAATTAGCACCCTCACCATCAGCATCAGTAGATACGACAGTAGTACCAGCAGGGTTTGCTGACTCGGCAGTTACCTCTGCTGCACCAGCTCCCACTGCTGCAAGTGAGCCAAACGAGCCAAATGAGAAGAACTCACAAAGGCTCTCAAGGAACGGGATGTTCTCAAAGAGAGAAGCTACATCCCCGATAGTTGCCACGGCTGCTACTGCGAGCAGCGAAGGCATGATGATTTTCTTGAAGTTCAACATATTACAAAAAATTGAAAGTTTATACAAAGTCACGTTTCTTCATTCCCTCGAAGAATGGGTTTGCCTTCTTCTGTGGAGCTTCCACGATTGGAGCACCACCACCATTTGGAACTGGCACACCAGCAGCTTCCGCCTTTCTCTTGTCAGAAGCTCTCTTAGCAGCGATATTCTCGTTCTTGCCTGCAACGAATCCGCTTTCCTCGGCAGTAGCCATATCGTCTTCATAGTGTCTTGCATTGTCAAGTGTCTGAAGAATCTCAGGAGTGATCTTTCTCATTGAAAGGGAGTTGTAGAACTCATTGATGAATCCGATAAACTCTTTCTTGTCCTCATCGGAATAGCCTTTCTTCTCGCAGAATGCATCGATGTTGTCATAGGCTTCGTCCTCATTCTTGAGCCTCTCCTGTGCGATTCGCTGAATCTCTCTACCAGTTGCTACTCTTTCCTCGTAGCTCTTCTGATAGTAGTCGTAATCTTCATCTCCCTCCTTGGCAACAAGGTCCTCTGGGGAGAATCTCTTAGCAACAGCAGCTCTGAATGGAATATGGTTTGCCACGATGTCGGCGATGATTGCAGCAAGGTCTTTGTCGGAAGCAATCACCTCATCGATGATTTTGTTGTTATCCTTGAAGACATTGATGGACTCTTCATCCTCTGCGTATGCCTCTTCTGCGGCATTGTCCCAATCCTCATCAGAGTTGAACTCTCGGTCAGCATAGCGTTTCTTGAGTCGCTCTCTGTACGCAGGAAGCTTAGGCGTTTCTACTACCTCTACTTCCGCTTCGATTGTTTTTTCTTTTCCGTCCATAACAATTAAATCATTATTTGTGTACGAAAATAGAGTGTTAGCATAGCTTTTGTTACCCAAAATGGGCAAAATCAATAAATTATGTTTAATTTTGCGTGTGTATTTCTGTTTATTTGGGATGTATAGTAAGAATATTGACAGAGACAAGATGGCCGTAGAGCTATACTTCTCTCTCTTGAGATCAAGAAAATCGGCAGGGATGTCGGACAAGGAAGCTAAGGATGCAGCATATGATGCTGTAGAGCTTAGGTATAATATTTCGCCTAAGCGTCTAAAGAACATCATATATGAGAACCACAGCACCCTTACGTGTAATAGGAATATGTTTCTCAACGAGAATAGAAGACTGGTTGAAACTCTTAGGGAAGCCAATGAGGATATGCTTGAGATGATAGCAAGGAATAATGAGCTTCTTAAAATACTGGAGGAGGCGTGCAATGTATAAGGTGGATTACACATATGGGGGATTGCCTAAGAAGGAATATGATGCAGTGATTGCTGAGAACCTTAGACGCAAGAGGTCTTACTTTCGTGAGTACGATCCAGTTATAGGGGACAGCGAAAGCGAAGTTATCAAGCGCAGGCCGCTTACAATTGACGGCATTCTTTACTACGTGCCAGAGGAGATGTGGAAATCAAGCTTTGTGCGTAAGTATAGAGCATCCAAGCAGGATGTGTCGCAGATGCTGATTGACTGCGGAATACCCGATACGGCAGACAATGAGATAGATGTAGTCAACGAGCTATTCAATCTGAGACTGAAATACGACTTTGAGTTCTATGCCAAGATGTGCATAAGGATTCAGGATAAGCAGACAAAGGCTATGATTCCTCTTGTGCTAAATAGGGGACAGAGGATATTGCTAAAGCAGTATGAGGAAGATAGACTTGCAGGAAGGCCATGTAGAGTAGTGCTCGTCAAGTCTCGTCAGTGGGGAGGCTCGACTCTTACAGCCGCATATATGTTTTGGATGATGCGACAGCACTACAAGAACTGGCATACTACCATCGTGGCACTCGACCAATCACAGGCGGTCAACATCCGAACAATGATGAAGAAGATGATCAAGGAGCTTCCTGAGTTTCATGAGCCTACATCATTCAAGCGACACGAAGGCAGGGAGACGTCACGAATCATTCCAGAGACTGGAGCTATCGTGCAGATTGGTTCGGCAGAGAAGCCAGATGCCCTCCGTTCATACGACTTCTCAATGGTTCATTTCTCTGAGGTTGGACTTTGGAAATCAACAAAGACTAAATCGGGAGCAGATATCGCTCAGACAGTTTACTCAACAGTACCGAACGAGCCAGGTACTATGATTGTCTATGAGTCAACTGCAAAGGGTGTAGGTAACTTCTTCCATGAGCAGTACCTTGCTGCCAAGCATAACAAAGAGAATGGCCTTGACGGGTATCAGCCAGTATTCGTGGCGTGGTTCGACCACAAGATAAATCAATCTACTATCAACCATTTCGATAGGTTTGTCAAGTCTATGACCCCATATCAATGGTGGCAGTGGAGACAAGGCGCAACTTTGGAAGGAATCAAGTGGTATGCTGAGACTCAGAGAGCTCAGAACTGGAACGACTTTCAGATGAAATCGGAGTACCCTACTACGGCAGACGAGGCATTCCAAACAACGGGTGGTACATACTTCTCTAACGAGATGCTCGAGGCTATCAAGTCAAATGTAAGAAAGCCCGTATTCGTAGGGGAGATAAAGGCAGATTCGCTTACGGGGGAAGGGGCACTCAGCAATATCACTCTATATCCAAACTCGGCAGTCAAGGACGCACTCAAGATATGGATTAATCCAGAAGATTTTGCAGATCCTAATAAAGTATATAAGAATAGATTTGTAGTTGTTGTCGATGTCGGAGGTAGGAGCGATGCATCCGACAGGAGTGTAATATCGGTGTTTGATAGACTTTCGCTTACATACGAATGTGGTGCAGTAGAAAGAGCTGCACTATGGTATGGTCATATTGATCCAGACCTTTTGGCATACAAGGCCGCTCAGATTGCTACATATTATAACAATGCCCTTCTTGTCATAGAGTCAAATACATACGACACAAGGTACAAGAAGAAGGATAAGTCTTATGTTGCAGAGGGAGACCACTCATATACTGTGCTTGATACTCTTGGAGAGCTTTACGATAATATGTATGTGAGACGTTCTACTCCAGACAGCACAAGGGATAAGCAGCTCAAGAAGATTGGATGGCACATGAACAAGCAGACCAAGTACCAGGCATACGATGCTTATTCAATCTCTATCCGTAAAGGCCAGTATGTAGAATACTCGCAGGATGCATACAACGAGGCCACTCAGCTTACCGTCAATACCGATGGTCAGATTGAAGCTATGCTCGGTTGCCACGATGATATTCAGGATACAACGGCAGTAGGAAACTACATAGCCATTGAATCAATGCCCCCTGTCAAGGTTATAGATACTACAATAAAGAAGCAACACCAAACCAAGATAGGTGGTGTTGCCTCGTTCTAGGATATGAAGAGTTAAAATATAGGAGAAACGGCTTTCTTTTTAAGCTGAAAGAGTCTCTGATTGAGGAGCAACAGGCAGTTTGCAAACTTACTTTGTGCTATACTATGCAAGGTCGCATTTGTGTTGATTGAGTAGAACTCAGCAAGGACTCCATATTTGATGCATTCATCAATCGTAGAATCAACTAATGTAAGGACATTGATGTTGTATGCATTGTTGTCTTTTATACTAATCTCAACATATTTTCCATCAATTCTTCCAAGAGTGTTTTCCTGAGGCTCATCATCTATAACTTCTCCTGTTACATAATGCTCATCACTGAAAGAATGTTGTGCGCCATTTGTGATTTTCAGCATTGACTCATAAATGTTAGGCAAGGTTTGCTTTACGCATATCTTGAATACCTCCTGCTCGTCATCGGTGATTGCAAATTCATCCATTGCAGAACCGCTTTCAGCCGCAAGATTTTTAGTCATGTAAGCAGACAAAAGACCTACATCGTTGAACAGATTATCGCTGTTGTAGTAAAAAGTAATCTTACCTGGTGTCTTTCCAAACATATCTATATCGATTTAAATTATAAAACTCCAAGCCTCCTGCGTACAGGATTCTTCCTATAATGCAGGCAATGATTTATTTCAAGTCTTTCAAGAGCCGAGCCAAAGTCAACATGATACCATTGCTCAAGTATCTGCTTCACCACATATTCATAGCAGTGCGTGGTAAGTATGTTGAGCATATTGTCATCGTGATTATCGTGCATCTGAAGCTCAAAGACAACCGATCTGATTCCGTTGCAACTGCATGGGTACGCAGGGTCGTTCATTCTCCTTGCAAGAAGTATGTGGAGGTTTGCTATTGCATTGCCAAAGTACACGCTGAACTGGCCATAGTCATCCTCCTGCATAACCATTGCATCTCCCTTGGGATTAGCTTCAGCTCTATTATATGCCTGATAGAGACTCTCGTTTGTGCATCTTGCAAAAACATCTTCCTCTTTTATCTCTATCGTCCAAGTCTTTGTAATGTTTGTATTCATATTAAGCTATCATTTGTGGGTATAACATCTGCTGAAGCTGCTCTATTGCACCGTTAGAGGACTGCGGCATTCCCTGCTGAAGCTGGGCCATCTGCTCCTGCGAAGGCATCTGGCCATTAGCTACCTGACCCTGCATAGCTCTTACCTTCTGAAGGAGTGAATCGCTGAATGGTGCAGAGCTTTCCTCAAGGTACATCTCAAGATTGATGAGTCCCTGCTGCAACAACTGGAACAACATTGTATCAAGATAGAGTCTTGCAACTGGAGTGTCATTTCCCTTCGATATCTCATTGTAGTAATCGAAATTTCTTACCAATGCAGGATCGTAATACATATCCTCTCTTGACTTGCTCGATGAAGGGAGTGGGGTAGTATCTGTATAGAACTGCTTTATAATCTGTACAATCTTGTAATCTCTCTGCATCAAGAGCCAAGCAAATGACTCCATGTAGTCAAGCACATTGACGTGCGAGTTGGCTACTGCCTGCTGATAAAGAGAAGAAGGAGTACCAGTACCGAGTGACTTGCCCTGCGCTGCATCGTGAACTCCACTGATATCGTGCATCAGCTTCATCTGAAGGTTAATCATATCGAACTGACCTACGTTGAAGTTGCGTGCTACTACCTGCTCAGGCTGCTTTACTCCATCCTTAGCCCTATACTTGATTACGCCATTATACTTAGTCCACTCATCTGCGATGTCCTCAATATCCATGTCATCTGGTATGGCTTCCTCTGGTACAAGGAGCACACCCTTGGCTGCTGCCGATGTAATGAAGTCATGCATGATGTAGTTTCTATTGATTGCTCTCTGAGGGTCAATGAGGTCGTACACCATACCGTATGCCTGCCCTCTGAACAAAGGATAGAACTTAGCAACATAGTTATGAGAGTTGTGGTCGTATGGAGAGTCCTGAGTCCAAAGGACGTGTCCCCAAGGAGAAAGATGATAGTACACCCAAGATGTCACGTATTTCTCTTCGTACTCTATGAGAAGCCTGTTTGTTCCATCCTCATAGTCTATTCCCATCTCATTAGCCATCTTCTTTCTGCGAGCAATCTCGGCATCCATCTCGGCCTTTATGTTAGGGAAGGTCTTGAGGTTGTATGTCTCCCATGAAGCATCGCTATAGTCATGTACTGCGAGATCCCAATGTCCTTCCTTGCGACACACTCTGATTATCCTGCACTCTCCTGTGCCAAGAGAGATACGTGGTGCCACATTCTCTGAATTAGGAGTCACAAATTGAAGATTAGGAACTACATCTCTTCTTGATGTTGTGCCATAGATCTCCTCTATCTCCTGCTCCTGCTTTCTTGTCTTGGCATACATTCGCTTAACCTCAATGAGCGATGTGTCAAAGAAATCTCCGCAGAAGTCAACATCCTCTCCGCACACATCTGAAGCAGTCACTGTCTGAAAGTAGCGTGATGGGTCTACCTCCTTATAGTATGGGAACGGAATCTTTCTTTCATCATCGAACTTATAGCCTGTGTCATAGATAGCAGCACCAGACACAAGGAAGGTCTCAAAGAGTCTTGCATCCCTTTCGCTCTTGTTGTTCATTGTGTGTACTCCTTCGAGAGCTGCGGTCATCATGTCTGATGCTTTCTGTCCACCTGCGGTACGAGCAAACACCGTACTCTTGTATGGGCTCTGACGGAGCTGACCAATGACATTCACAACGAGAGGTCGGATAAGATTCTGCTTCAATGCGGGTCTTCCTTGGCTCTCAATGTATTCTTCTTCTGTGAGAGTCTCGGTTGTTCCGTCACGATGGCGAATCACCACCTTGTCTTTCCACTGGTCTCCCTTGTAGTAGCGGTCACTCCTCTGAGTCTGTCTTCGGAATGGAGCACCTGCGGACCATGTTGTGTCCACCATTTCGAGGATGTCAATGGAATCCTTTGTGACAGGAAAGGACTCAGCCCCTCCCATCACATCGAATCCTATGATATCCTTCTTGGTCTTTATTGACCTTTTCTTTTTCTTGGACATTCTCAAGATGTCCTCTTCACTTAAAGTCTTCATAGCCTATATTAAAAGTTAATCCAATTCCATTAATTCGTGAACGAGTCTTCTGCGGTAATCTTCATAGAGCTTGCGTCTTCTTTCGAGCTCTGCCTTGATTCCATCGCTAGGATTCTCCATTCCTTCAATCTGAGCTTCGAGCTTCTTGATCTCTCTCTGCATCTTGTTAAGTCCGCTTATCTCCGCTTGGCTCTTTCCTTGCGGATTACCTTCGTGCCCGAGATACCATCTCTTCATAAACTCAAACTCTTTGTTATTATAGATTTCCTGCATCTTAGGGTGGTGCTTTCCTCTTCCTTTGATGAATACATCCTTCAAATCATAGTCGAACTTCTCGGCTCTTCTCTTGATATATCCGATACGATCATCGTAGAAATCCTTTTCGTCATAGTATTCTCCGCTTACGTACCTATCATCATTATCAATTCCCGAACCGATTACCACTCCTGCCAAAGGAATGTTAGAGAGATTTCTATTCTCCTCATTCCATATCATAGATACGCTTCGGCCAGTCTTCTTGATGAGAGTGTAGATGCCGCCGAATAGATTTGACAGGGTGTTGTCGAGCTTCTCAGGAGACCAATCCCATCCCCGCATGTCACCCGCTCCTATGTGCTCATTACACCACTTAGAGAGACCCTTCATCCATTCTGGATTGCTTGCGTATGCCTTCATCCACTGAGGATCATTAGCATTGAATGTGTACTCCTTCTGAAGTGGAGCACCCTTCCAGTCAATGTTAGTGGCGTACTGAACCAAGAACTGTGTCGAAGAAGGAAGAATAGTGTTTGCTACGGAATGCCAAAGGCTAAGACCATTGACTGCACCTTCAAGAGGATTGATAGGAAGAAGTACCGATGTAATCTTATTGGCCATATCCATTCCAACCTGCATAGCATCTCTGTCGAACTTCTTATCCCAAGCCATAGCGGCAACCATGTCTCCAAGAGCATAGACTTCTCTGAATCCAATAGGGAGAGGAATCTTCACATACTTACCTTTACCTATTACAATGCAGAGGTTATTCTGTCTTTCCCACTCTGGAATGTTCCAGTATTCTTCGTCATCTCCACCGAATAGCTCTGCTAGAGCAGAAGTGAGTATTGGCACTATGATTCCCGATGCGAATACCCCTGCTGCTACTGCACCAAACTTGAGCTTGTTTGCTTTAGCCATAGCTACGGTATTCTGCACACCCTGCACTGAAGCGTTGAAGAAATACTTAGACCAACCAAGATAATTCGCCATAGTTCCCAAGAATCCCTTTCCGTCTTGAGCACCCTTAGTGTTGAAGTTTACGGTGATTTCCTTCGCATCGGCAATAGACTTGATTATTCCTCGGCCAACATCCCTTGATGTCTTGAATGCAGCGAATCGTGTTACAAGCTCTGATGCCTCATTGAGAAGCTCGATTGCTCCAAGAGTATATTTGAAAGCAGCAGTATCCTTGACTCCACCCTTTTCTATTCCCTTCTGCATGCGCTCAATGGCCTTCTCCAACTCCTTCTTGTGGCTCTCAACTGAGTTGATAAGAGTGTATCCAGTCTGACCTCCGTTATCCATGAAATCTACGAATGCCTTTTCATCTGCTGTGAGATCATCTCTGCCATCATACTCTCCTGCACGATAAGCATTGAGCATCTTGAGCATAGTCAAAAGGTTGTTGTGTCTCCAGTTCTTGCGGAACTTCATTCTGTATTCTGGATCTGACTCTCTTACTCCCATATTGATATGAGCATACACCATATCTCTGAAGTAGTTTCGAGCCGTGAACTCAAGAGAGTAGTTAGTGAAGGTAGAAGAGATTGCTCTATTAATCTTCCTCATTGCAGACTCTATTCCGTTTGGCTGTGGCCTATTTGCGCCATTGATAGCATCTGCGGCCTTAGGATCTCCATTGATGTAGATTGCTTTCTCTACACCATTAATCTTCAGATAAACATAGTGAGCGTTCTTGTTTGTCTGCTTCTGGAATCTCATTCCCAAATCAACCTGTCCTTTCTTGCTCTTGTATGCTTTCTCCTCTGCTTCAAGAGCTCTCATTCTTTCCTCGAACTCCTGGTATGTCTCTCCTGATTCGTGATTTGGAGCGGCAATAGAATAAGTAGTGTTATCATTCTCATCCACATTCTGAACGTACCACACATCCTCTACACGCATGAGAGTATTCTGAGTCTGATTCCCGTCCTCTCCTACGATAGGTCTATTCACGATGAAGTAGTACAATGCCTGCTTTGCTCTGTTCTTATTTCCCTGAGCAATCTCGCTCTCAGCCATATTCATAATGGTAGCAATAGGGTCGTATGCTACCGATGTACGACCTTCTGCCTTCTTATCGGCAGGATTGAATCTATTACCCTCAAAACGGGCGTATGCATACACATCCTCTGCTGTTGTCTCTTCAAATCCACGTAGAGGAATGTAATACTTGAACATTGATTTGATATCGTTGTACTGCTGACGAGAGAGCAATCCGCTTTCGTAGCTGTGCATGAGAGTCTTATTTGTGGCTGCATTGATTCGCTTCCACAAATCATCTATCTCTTCACTCTGCTTAACTATTTTTTTGCTTGTCTCGCTATCAACTCTTCCAAGTTCTTTCTCGAATTTGTCAATCATCTCCTGTGCCAGCATTTCTGCATCTTCAAACTCTGATGGGTCTAGTCCAAAGAGAGAAGTGAGACCAGAATAGTCACGAACATCAAATGTTACCATAGAGCTAATGCCCTCAAGCTGTGCTTCGTATTTTTGTTTAGCAAGATCTTCTTGTGCTTTTCTTTCTGAACCCCTATAGTTTGATGCTATTCTTGCCAACTCGTCAGCATAGTCTTGTTCTATGTTTATTCTTGCATTCTCTCTCTCTTCTTTATTGAGTGGGCGAGTCCTATGCTCTTGATAATACTTGTTTCTCTCAAGACCATGCTTTGCCATGAGATACTGTATCACCTCTGCATATGCCTTTGCTCTCATGGATTCATCCTTGATGTCATATCCACGTGATTCAAGTATTCTATCAATGATGTGATTTACTTGGTCAACGATAGGGGAGTAGTATCTGCTCTTGAACTTGTCTGTCTCTACTCTTGAACGAGAAGATGACTGATTCTGAATAAGAAGGTAGTTCTCATAATCCTCGATAGGAATGTTGCCAGTCTCCTGCTGAATCGCATCAATCGCTATTCGTACTGGCTGATACGCATCCTGGAGCTGACGTTGGAACTCCTGCCAAGTCATGTTGACTATTCTATCATATACCTGCTTTGCGGTCTCTCTTGCAGATTCGGTAGCATCTATTCCTGTGCGGAATAATGCGTGCTGAGTAAGCATTGTCTTTACTGAACCACTATCAAGCCTTTGCAAGTCAGTAAGAGTATAACCATCTGCTAATTGGCCGAGATAACTTGCATAAGCACTATCAAGCTCTCCTTTTTCAGCAGAAGATAAGATTTTATCAAGAGCATTCTCTATTTCAGTAAGAGCATCTGATTCTGTAGAAGAAGTATCAGCAATTCCAAGAATCTTACATATGCCATTCAAAAATTTCTTCCAGAGTTTTCTTGCCTTTAGAAGAGTACGGAATTTAGGATCTGTTATCTCTGCGACCATTTCCTCAAAATCCTTCTTTCCGTATGTGTCTTGGAATGTTCCGTCATCTTTAATGGCATCATAAACTTCTTTCAAAGTATTTATGCCATCGATGACATCTTTTGGCAAAGATTGAGGATCAATAAACTGCTTGTTGTTGTTTACCGCATTGCCTGACATTATGGACGCTGCACGAGTTACTATGCTATGGATAAGCTCATGCACTATTGTTTGGCACAACTCCTTAGCATTGCCTTTTTCTAATAGATTTGCGTCAAGGGTTATTGTATTGTCAGTTGGCTGATAATTACCATAAGCATTAAAGAAACTGCCATCGTTATTTCTTGTAGCAAATCTTATCGTAACACCAAATCTCTTGGCTAACTTTAATGCTCTATTGAACAACTCCTCGTTATACTTATCATTATTATAAGCATCAAATATTTGTTCGATTGCACTAATATGGTATGGAACGCCAACGATTAGGCCATGCCTTGAAACTGCGGAAGATGATATTGCTTCACGATACCTCAGCTCGTCATTTATGAAGTCTTCAACAAACTTGACGAAAGAGGTATTGCCGTTAGATTTTATCGGTTCTAGAAACGCATCGGTCCTACCCTTTAATATACCTGAGCTCTTAGATAGATATTCGCTCAAGAAATTATAGAATAAAACCTTTTCATCGGAGGTTAATTTCTCGAAGGACGCAAAGAATCGAGTCTCTCTAATATCTCTTTGTCTGTCAGATTCTCCGTCTCTCTTAGATATTGGATTGAATCTGGCGTAAGCATTTTGAGAAACTCCATTTCCTTCTGGGTTATAAAGTCGTCCTTCTTCCCTGAGTGGTTCAGACATGGATACTTCTCCCTGAACTCCCTCTGCTTCTGGCTCAACTCCTCTGCTGTCATTATCGGCGTATGCATCTTCGGTGTTTTTATTCTCCTGCAAAGATATAGAATTTTCTATTTCCTTCCACTCATTATAAGCATTGTTACAATCCTTGCCCATTCCCTTATGAGGAGGAAGAATCTCTACACCTCTCTCAACAAGGAGTGGTCTTAATGCTGGAGGAACAACATCAAAGTGTACGCCTTCTCCATTGAGTCTTTCAACCCAAGCATCTGCAACAGCATCCCACGGCATGATACGCACTGGCTTGTCATACTTGCTAAGAATCAAATCTCCATTGCTCCAAGAGTGAACTCCAACAGGAAGCAAAGCCTTGTCTGCATGGTATCCGCTTTCCAAGTCGGTCTCAGGGACTTCGGTCTCAACATAAACAAGCTCATCCCTCTTCCAAGCATCCTTGAACTGAAGGTTTACTGGGTCAAGTCGGTTGTGAATATAAGGGTCATAAGCTACTTCAACGGTGCTCTTGTTTGGCTTTACCAAAGTAACATGTCCGTTCTCATCAACAAGCTCAGGATGCTCCTCTGCTTCCTCCCATTTACCAAGCTCAAACTTAGCTGTCTCTACACGAGTCTTTGCTCCACCATTTGTGCTCTGCAACCAATAAGCCATAGGGGAAGAGAATGAACCGTCCTCGTTCTGTACCACGTTGCGGTATCCAGTTCTCTTTGGACTTGCCTCAAGCTCTGCGATAACCTTAGGGTCGGTTACAATCTGAGTCTCCACCTGACCCTCGGACAGTTCTCCAAGGTCGGTCTTGTTCATCAAATCCCAAAGCACTCGGTCAGTAATCTGATCTACACTCTCGAACTTCTCAATGCCAAACAGCTCAGTTCCAACCCAACTCCAGAACTCGTTGAGAGCATCCTTTATTCTCTGAACAAGACCACGTGCCTCAAGCTTACGCATTGTGCCTTTAGCCTCATCAATCATCTGCTGTGCCATCTTCTCAAGTTTAGCAGCGTTCTTAGTTCCGCTGATGCGGCTGAGAACCTCGCTTGCTACTGCATCCTCGTTGTTGTGAATATCACTATAGTTTGCATCGTTGAGAACGGCATCCCATACTGGAGTGCCACGAAGGAGATCCTTTACGCTCTGCCAACCTTTAGGATTCTTCTGCATCATTGCTTTTGCCCAAAGGTGTGTGTACTCGTGGATTGGAGTATTAGGGTTTATTCCTGCCTCGGTAAGATAAATCTTTTTACCATCGGTCCAACCATATACGGTCCCGTTAAGAGTTCGCAATAATGAATTTGTGTTATTACCACTATTTGTAGTTGCATAATTATTGCTTACATTTGCAGTTGAAACCGATTGCTGAGGATGCACGTGCTGGTTTACAGTGTTTGACGAGTTCCCAGTAGTCGGTTTTCTATCTGTAATATAATTACTGAAATACTCCTGACGGTCATGTATTTCTGTTGTTACAGTATAAGTAATACCATTCGCAGTATATCTATAAGTGATTTTATTACCATTTTTTACTTCTGTTCCATTTTTAATGATATCAGGAATCAATAGAAGTTCAGCATCGGTATAATTGTTTGACGTTGTGTTATAATGTCTCAATATACTATGGCTTACTCCTGCTTTGTTTTCGTTGCCCTGCTTTAGGTGAATCCTCTTATTTGTGCCATTCCTTGTTATGCTAATAGACTCATCTTTAGCACCGTTAGCAAAAGCATTAACTATAGATTGTTCGGTTTCGTTTAATTGCTTTCCTGCAAAGTATTGAGCAATAGCAAGCCTGCGATTATTAACCTTTGTACCCATCATCTCAACAAACTTAGACGATTTGAGCATCTGAGCAACCTGTTCGTCAGTGACACTCTCTACATCAATGCCTAACTCTCTTAAAGCCTGCATTACTGTATCTATTGCAAGCTGTACGGCCTCATCAGAAATGCCCTCCATTCTTTCATCTACTTCTTCACCAATATGGTAAAGCACAGATGTGCCAGGGTTCTTGCCTTCTTTTTCTTGGAGAACATTAAAGAGATTATCAAATGCAGGAGCAATCACCGCCATTTCCTCTGCGGTAGGCTGAGCAACAAACTCAGTATCAGTTGCATTCTCTATTTGTATTCCTGCTTCTGCAAACTTAGATTTAATGTATTCATCGAAAGCACGTGCCGCCATTTCTGTTGGCTCTACCAAGTAGTCTGTATATCTACGAGGGAACTTCAATGTGTACATTCTGCTCTCGTGACCAGATTTCTTGATTGCTTTGATTACCTGCTGAACAGCATCCCAAGTTTCTTTCCTTCCCGTGAATCTGCTGCTTGGGATTTCTGACGCTACAATGACGCCCTTTCCTGTTTCAAAATAAGAAAGCGCATGATCAAGAGCGTGCCACCATTCGTGAGCAAGACCGCTAAGAGTAGAGTATTTATACTTGAGAGTAGCCTTTACTATAGATTTGTCAATAGATTTTGACAGTAGACCATGCTCTGCTGAAGATGATGCATTGCTCCTTAATGCAGCAACATCAAGCCATCCTCCTTGACCAATAGACTTAGTGGAGATACCCAACATCTTGGACATCGCCATCATAAAGTCATATATAGTATTGAGAGTCTCCTTCCTTGAATTAGGGATTTCTACCTTGTTGAAACCAAAGGTGTCTACAAGCAATTTCTGAGTAGCATTACCTTTGCGAGCAGGATACTTATCCTCTACTTGCTTTGGGGATTTACCTTTATTAGCTTTACCCTTGCCGACTTTCGGAGCTGCTTGATTTCCTCCTTCTGCTCCTTCGTCAGTGGTGCGTCCACTATTATCTGGTACACTCGGTCCATTGGTGGCAGTTTCTCTTGGTTCTCCATTATTCTCTTCCTTTGGTTGGTTCTCCAAAGGTACGGAATTTCCCTGAGAATCTCCAGTGTTCTGCTGACGGTTTGCAAACGATTCTTCTACACCTCTCTCAAAGTCCGAAAGATAATCTCCTAGGTTTACTGAAGAAGGAGACTGCTCGTATGCATCGTACTCTTCTCTTGTTGCAAAATAATCTCCTACGGCTTTTCCTACATTGAACGCCATGTCTCTCTTTTCCTCAGGAGAAAGGTCGTATCTCTTGAGCTGAGTATCAAGAGATTTCTCTCTCTTTTCAGCTTCTCTTGCAGGATTCTCTACTGGAGTAGGAGCAACATTTGTTGCAGTAGCAGGTTTAGCAAAAGCCTCAGGGAAGATTGCCTCTATCTCTGACTGAGACAAAGGAACTTCTAGACCGTTCTTCTCTATATCTTCAAGTGCAGCATATGTATTTGCGTCTTTTGCGCTCTCCTTTGCCTTCTTAATTTCATCGGATGGGAATCTATAGATAACCTTACCATCAACAAGGTCAACCATGAACTTACTATCGCTATTTGGAAGGTATGCCTGAAGGGTGGCCTTTGCTGTTTCTATTCCCTTTAATGTTGTTGGTGTTTTGAAAGACATGTACTCGCTAAATCTAACCGTTCCATCAGACACATCAACAAGGTTCTTAAACTCATCCTTGACAACATTCGTTACCAAGACTTCACCATTATCTCCAGCAAACATCAATGACCCTGCCCTTGATTCGTTTGGATGTTGTAGTACTTTTGTGAGGCCGTGCTTTTTAGCCATCTTTGCGGCCTTTAACAACAAGTCATTATTATATACTCTATTTCCAATCTTTATATAGAGAACAGTATATTTTGACATGCCTTTCTTAATCTCATCAAGGCTTTGAGCATATGCTATTATACTATCAATGTCAACATTAAGTTCTTCGGTATTCTTAATATGGCTATCTATTACCAAGTCGTATCTCGGTGGTCGGGCATTTATTTCCTGCTCTGTATCCAAAGAATACACTTTTCCTTCTTGCTCAGATGGATAATCGGCCTTAATCCTTGCAAGGATAAAACTGTCGCTTGCGTGTTCATATCCACCTTCCTTGTAAATACCAGTCATTGCGGGCCTTGCCTTATCTTTAGAAACAAAGTCCTTCATTCCTATCTTGGACGCAATCTTTGCTGTTTGGGCCTTGAATGTATTATACATTCTCTGAAAAGCACCGCCCTTTGGTTTGCTTTCAGCCTTTGGAGTTGCCTTTGGCTTTTCCTCGGCAGGCGTTTCCGCTTCGGCAGTAGTAGCTGCGGTAGCCTTTACAAATGGATACTCGGTCTCAAGGTGCTTGATAAGATTGTCAAGGTCTTTCAGTCCAGAGTCTCCATCCCTTGTTGAGCGGAATCGCACAAGAGTCTTATATGCACTAGTAATAGCCTCTTCCTTAGTGTCAAAAATGCAGACATCCTTAGAAAGAGGTGAACCCATGCCGCCTGTTCCCGTATGAGCATCTACGGCAGAGCCCCACTTGCCATTGTACTGGGCAAGCTTAACCTCGTTCATTATAGCATACCCCTTCTTTACGGGAGGAACTGAGATTGTCTCTGGATTAACACATACTCCATTATCGTTGAACTTGAATCCACTTTCGGCCTCCCCCTGCGGCTGTTCAGCAGGCACTACCTCTGTAGGAGTTTCTGCGATTGGTGCTTCTGCTACTGGTTCAGCAGGTACTTCCTCAGTAGTTGTAGGTGTTTCAGTTGGGACTTCAGCAGGAGCAGCAGGAATATCAGCCGATGTTTCAGCAGGAGTCTCAGAAGCAGTCTCGGCAGGAGCAGTAAGTCTTGCTACCATTCCGTTGAGAATGTCAATCTTCTTCTGCAAAGCTTTCTTCTTAGCTACATTTGCAAAGATTTCCGCATCGGTATCGGGAACAGCCTTATTAAGATTGTCAAGCTTCTTCTGAGTTGCAGTAATAACTGCATTGAGCATATCAAGGGCATCGCCTCCAAAAGCATTCTGCAATTCTCTAAAATAGGCTTCAGCATCCTGCTCAAAGAGCGCATCCCAATCTATTTCCTTTGTTTCTACAACCTCTTCATTTGGAGCTTCGCTTGTGCTTTGAGTTGGCACATTGTTGATTGAAGGCACATTGTCGGTTGCGGGCACTTCCTCAGTAATGTCGGTTGCAGGAACTTCGGTAGGGATTTCGGTAGCAGTCTCGGTAGGCTTGTAGTTCTTTGCTTCATCCATAGAAGCCATAAACGCACCTATAGTAGAGCTACCATACTTGGTGTCTCCATTCTCATCTATATAAGTATATGCGATAGAATCCGATGTGTTGTCCTGCGATGTCACTTCCACTTCTACGGGAACACTGCCTATCATAATAGGAATAGTCTCGCCTCTGAAGTCAACATCGCTTGGAGTCTCTGTTGGTGTTGCAGGTGTTTCCGTTTCGACAGGTACTACATCTGTTGTTTCTGAAACAGGAACTGGTGCTACATCATTCTCTGTATCTCCGCTATAGTAGAGTCTATTTCGAGCAGACTTGATATTCTCCGACTGACTGCGGAACTTGGACATATCATATATAGGATTGCCGTTAGCATCCCTTGTCAATGAATCGTAGAACGCATCTGCATCTACTCTTATAACTGACTGACCGCCAAGGTCTCCCTTCTTTCCTTTGAGTACAATCTCGCCATTAGGGAGAATCTGCATCACTTCAACCTCAGTCATGTTGTTGCCTTGACCATTATCAATGTAGACTCTCTGACCTACAAGCTTCTCTACATCTGCAAGCTTAGACTTTGTGCTCTTAGTATTCCTAAATACACTCCATCGCTGATTGAATGACTCTGTTATAATCCGTCCCATCTCAGCATTGTACTGGTTAACCTCACGATTCTGGGCATTTGAGATCTCGCTGCTATCAACGGTAGTGACCTCTCCTGTCATTGAATCTACAATCTCAACTGGATATCCGCTTACATTGTTCGGCTTAACGATGCTACCATTAGATACCTTCACACCACCCTTGACATATACCTTCTGCCCGTTATATGTAGCAACGGTAACGATACCATCGGTAGCTGCACTATTGGTTATAGCATCACTTGCTGTGACATATGCTCTCACTCTCTTGTTGAGTGCATCATTCAGCCCCTCCTTTGCGTTCTTGATTATGGCAAGGTCTCTGAGAGCCTGCCTTTCCTCAAGAGTGTACTTGTTGTCATGCGCTAACGCAAACAATTCGTATGATGAATAGTCAAGAATATCTGGCGAAGCGAATGGCGCATCTGCACCTTCTGGAACATCGAAGATGCCAGTATCATTGAGAGCCTGCATCGCCTGAGCCTCAGCCTCGTTTACATCGTAGAGGTCAGCCTCAGTCATAGTTCCACCGAGCTGGAATGCCTGTCGCATCTCCTTCATTCCCTGCTCAGTTCCACGCATATTAGCTTGCTTTGCTATCTGATAGCCCTGCTTCTCCATTACGGCTGCAAGGTAACTACCAACAGCAAGCTTTGACTCTTCAGACTTCTCCTTGTCAAAGAATGGGACAAGATTGGCATAGTCAGCACCCATAGGGTTGTTTGCAAATGCCTCAAGCTGTGCCATCTCCTCTTCGGTAATCTTTCCGTTGAGGCTCTTCTTTGCTCTTGTTATCTCACGATTATATCTTGTCTCAGGCGTTGTGTATCCAACTGTCTTGGCCGCTGAGATTGCACCACCAAGTATAGCAACTCCAAGGAATGTATCAATCATGTTCTCTTTCTCAAAGAGCCAGTTAGGATTGATGTTGCCATTCTCATCGTACTTGTTCAGAGTATCATCAATTCCCACAAGGCCAGAGAGAGCACCGCCTATCATTTCCTCTGCGAACTCTCCGAATACTCCCTGCCACTGAGTCTGCTCAGTAAAGTCATTGATGAGAGCACCGAATCCGTTAGGAGTCATCTCGGTAAGAAGGCTCTTTACCTTGTTCAGTCCTACCTTTCCTGCGAGATTTGCAGTACCACCCTTTACCATCTGTCCGATAGGAGCAAAGTAATTGCCTATCATTTCAGAGAAATGCTCAATGGTATTTGCACCATATGCCTTAGCGTATGCCTTGAATGCTGTATCATCGCCACCAGTAAAGCCATTGAAATTCAATGTGCCGTCCTCTCCGATAGTGAAGTCCACCTGTCCGCTAAGTCTATTGAGGGCATCTTCCATTATTCGTGCCTGGCTTGTAGTTGCGGACATCGCAGCAGCACCCGCAAGGTCTGCACCTACTCTTGTGCCATACACGGCAGCTCTTGCTATCTGAGATCCAAGCTTGGTGCTTACCTTCTTAAATATCTCCTTACCGAATTTCTTTGTGATTGCACCACCGAGCTTGCTTGCAGGGTTGAGTGCAGTCTCAATCATAAACGGAAGAGACTCTCCTGTGACCTTACCTGCCTTGTAGCCACGGCCAAACTCAGGTGATAAGTAAATATCGCTTGCCAAGTCATCTACCAAGGCATCAACAATCATCTGCTCTCCAGTTGTGAGTGATTCTCCATTATCGAGCTTCTTGGTTATGGCGTGGACTCTTGCAGCTTGCTCAAGACCAATAGAAGCATCCCAAGTATCAAGGTCGGTTATTGCGTCCTTAGTTCCCTTTAATACTCCGCCTACGAAGGTCTTTGAAGGGTTCTTGTACTCGTTTACCTTATCATCTACCTTTTCTGATATATTCTGAGCAATCTTAGCGTCAATGTAGTCTTGTCCCTTCTCTCGGTCTTCCTTCTTCTGCTGAATGCCATATGCGTCATCAAACTTCATAGCATTAGTCTGAGCATTGAGAGCAAAATCTCCGAGCTTCTGCCAAAAGCTCTTCTTTGGCTCTTCTGGCTTGTTGGCATAATACTCCTTGTCAATCTCATCAATGTATGCAGCACTTGCTTTCTTGTTGCGATTATGCGAGTCTATGACCATATTGGCCATATCTTTATCAGTCTCAGGAGCAACCTCTACTGAATCGGCTGTCTGCTGAGGATTTGACGTGAATCCCAAGGAGTCGTTCTGAGCACGCACAACTCCTTCTGAGATGCTCTGCCACAAGCTTGGCTTTTCTTCTTCCTGCTGTTCTGCCGAAGGCTGTATGGCTTTCTGCTTCTTTGCCTTCTCTACCTCGAGATCAACAAATGAAGCGTTAGGAAAGTCATTTAGAAAGTCCTTCTTTTCGTCTATTCCAATAAGATGAAACTTTCCGTTGGCAGACATATATACCTTTGCAAAAGGTTTGTCTTTTTCAAATTCAGAAACATCTGATTCCGAGATCTTGTGGATTGTACCACCGTTGTTATAAAATACGTAATTGTCTTTCATGTCTTAGATATTAACTACGGTACTTGCCCATCTGTCTTCTTCAACCGAATTGCCGCTCATTGATTTTTTATAATCCTCATAGTAGTTTTTAAAATTGGCTTCATTTTGTGAAGGTGTCGACGTTGATTCAGTTGTTTTATTTTCCTTTGAGTCAGATGTTTTATTGCTATTTGAGTCATCATCCTTCTTAGGTCTTGCATATCTTTTTACCACATCTGGATTTGCACGCATAAACTGCTCTACGTTGTCCTTAGTGATATATACGCCATTGATAGTCTTTCCTTTAAGCGATTCCTGGATGCTCTTGTAATCTTTATCTGGAATCTCCATGAAAGAGCCATCGTCAAACCAAACAGGACTCTTGTACTGATCATCGGAAATCTGAGCACCAACTTTCTTCTCTGCGAGGTTGCCCGCATTGATAAGATTCTGAACCTCCATCTTGTATCTCTGAGCATCAGCCGCCATCTCTTTCTGAAGTCTAGCACTATCCTCAAATCTCTTATCTGCGATAGCCTGCTCAATCTTAGTCTTGTAGTCAAAGAACTTCATCTGCCAATCTCGCTCAGCCTGTTGCGCAAGCTCCTGACGCTCTCTTTCCGCATCCTTCTGCGACTTCTGATACCTGAGCTGAAACTCCTTCTCATCAAGAGCACGCAGTCTATCATTAGCATTCTTGGCTTTCTCAATGGCATCGAGATAGCCACGATTAGGCTTGTACTCAGCTACGGCAGGGGCACTATCCATCATGTTGCCGCCGATAGCACCTCCGACAGCTGCACCTCCCATATTGCCAAGAGAACGCAGTGCATCGGTAAGCGCATAATACTTCTGCATCTTGACTGCATCGGTCTTGTCCTCCTTCGCAGCCTTACGGAATGGAGCAAGCAAGTCTGATATGGTCGTAGTTTTCTCTACCTCTGCTTTCTCTACTTCCTTGCCTGGCTTGGCTATACCAGTAGGATTGCCAACACTTGCACTAGAGCGCATCGGGGCAATCTCTTGTAGTTCATATCCGACACGTCTTCTTGTGTTATTTATTCCAGTTGGGTTCTGAACTTCTGCACCAATATTATCAATATTGATTTTTGACGTATCTATTGGGTCAAGCGATTCTGACATCGAATCATTGTAATATGCCTCGTCTTCTGGTATAAACGAGTTAGCTCTTTTCTTTCCTCTCATGGTTAGCCGTTATTTGTATTGCTCTTAAACTTAAATAGATCGCCGAGTTTGATTCCGTTCTCCATCATAGTACCACCAAGTGTGTTGAAGCTGTTGAACACATCATTACCCATGCTTGCCCAGTTCTGACCTGCCTGCTGTTTAGCGGCAATCTGCTGAGCTGTTCTCTGAGAGTCAAGGTTCAGAAGCTGATTCCTATACGCATTCTGCCTTGCGGTTTCTGCCTGCATCATTCCAGATACCACATCGGCCATAGCCTCATTGCCCGCCTGCTTGGCAGCGAGAGTATTCTCAAAGGTTGCGCCTCCTGCGGCAGCCTGATTAGCTATTGCTTCCTCCTGCTTATTTAGCCTTCTATCCATCTGAGAGAGAATGGCCTTGTTTCCCACAAGGTCAAGAGGATTGGTGTACATGTCGGTCAGAAGCTGATCCCTCTGCCGATTGTAGCCTTGTTCTGCCAGCTTGTTAGCTTGGGCGTTCTTATAGGCATTTATACCCGATCCGATTGCCGATGCCGCTAGCCCTATTCCTGTTAAAACCAAAGACATAACTGTTAAAACTTTTATTTGCAATAAAAGTACAATGGTTGGAATCAATCAATTACCCAAAATGGGCAAACTTTTATTTTTCAGCCACTTATACTTGCACTCATAATCAAAACGATACGCATTATGCCAGCAAGACCAATCAAGGAAGAGAGAGAAAGATGGTATGTCTATCTTCTCCTAAAGCAGTTCAAGGGAGACACAGCCAAGTTTGCCCGCACCATGGACCTTGCCAACAGGACCGTGGAGACATGGAAGGCCAAGCACGCTGAGGATATGAAGGAATACATCAAGAAGGAGCGCAAGACCGACAAGAACGGTGGTGTTCCAGACTTTGATGACATGGAAGTGCCAACTCCAGAGGCATTGATGGATGATTGCCTCAAGAGGCTTCAGCTCTCAATAGCAGAGGAGTCAGATCCATCCAAGCTTGCCAAGGCTGTGGATACGCTTTCCAAGCTTAGGAATCCTGCCGAGAGTGGCAAGGAGAAGAAGTCAATATCAGACATGGTTCTTGAATCGTTAAAGAAGTAACATATGCCACAGAAAGTAATAAAGTTCAAGGGAATCAACCGAAGTATAAATGAGTTTCAATGCTCGGGGGAGTGCGAGGAGCTGATTAACGTCAGACCAATGCCTACTGGCTTGGAGGTGGTGAAGCCCAAGCATGCATTGAGGAATGGTACTCAATGCGAAATGGTTTACGAGCATTCGTTTGGCAACACAAGCAATCTGATAGTAAATAAGAACGATGGCGTCTTCTGGCTTACCGAAGATGGAAGCGAGACTCCAATCACATTAGAATTTGCGGGGAAGCGAGTATCTATCAGCTCCTCAATGAATGTGCTTGTCATTTACTGCAAGGAGGATAGTAGGCAGCTTGTATTTAAGTTTAATGAAGGCAAATATGAGAACTATGAGATTGTAGTAAAGCCTATCATCAATGCTTCAATAAAATACTCGGAAATATCTGCAAACACCGCTCAAGCAGCAACAGACTCGGTAGGAGCTTTCAATGAAGCCTTGACAACTGCTGCATCGGCTTATCATAACAAGTTCCCTAATGGATTGTGCGGAGCCGCAATCGTTGGATGTACCTATGAGCTCGAAGATGGTTCTGAGATGTGGTCAACTGCCTTTGTGGTGGCTAATACTGCAAATCGAAATGGCTACATTAACTCAGTTATTCTCAATAAGTCGGAAAAGAAGGTATCGGTGTCTGGAGCAGAGAATGTGTCTTTAAGGCTTTCGTTTGGTAGTGTTACGCCAATTAATGTCACAAAGGTCAATGTATATGCTACACGACCTATATTCCCATATAAGGTGGATTCATATGATGGCTCATACGTTGTTAAGGAACTGAAATTAGACGAGCTTAACCTTGGAGGGCAGCTCATGTACTACCAGGGAAGCATATCTTTGAAAGAATCAACGGCCACCATGCCTCTCAATTTCAGCGCAGAGCAGGTAGGAGAGAGGGTAATGGAGGTAGATGCGGGATGCATTGAGAGAATTGGCGATGTAGTGTCATTCAACAATAGATTCCACTATTACAACAGCAAGGTCAATCATACCGTGCAGATTGCTACCGTGTCAGATACAATTTCAAACTCGCAGTACGAAGGCTATTGGATAGCATATATCAAGTTCAACGGAAAATGGAGATTGATCGACAAGGAGTATGTCTTCTCAACTAACTCCATGCACGACTTCATCTATCCTATGGCGGGTATTAGGCAGATAGTATTTGTCAAGGCAGAGCTCAGTGAAAGGGGAGAGTTCCTTGTACCTTACGAGGAGATGGCCATTGTAGACCTAAAAGACTCTGCCGCCTATAACTATTCCTATGCTTTTGACCATACTCCAGATGTAGGGCAGATAGATGAGCGTTTGTATGACGAGTGGTCGGAATCTGGACAGATATGGGGAAATCAATTAGAATCCAAGGTGCTTCTTAGGGAAGAGCTAAATGCCATCAACGTATCGGCTCAGTACAATCCATTCGTATTCCCAGTAAAGTATTCATATGCCTTCGGTGGAGAGATCTTAGACATAGCCACATCATACCTGCCTATATCATCCACTCAGATTGGTCAGTATCCGTTGTCGGTATTCACATCCAACGGCATCTACGCATTGGAGCAGGGTAGTGGTGCTACTCTCTACGGCAACATCGTTCCATTGCAGCCACACGTGATTGACGGAAAGGCTGTAGCAACGCCATACGGCACATTCTTCATCTCATCCAAGAGCCTGTATATCCTTGTTGGCAGGGAAGTGACAAAGGTATCCGATGCCCTTGAAGGCACAAGAGAGCTTAATATCAGAGATAACGAAGCGTATAAGAAGCTGTTCTGTAACAACAGAAGTCCGCTTTACGACTTCTCAAGGCTTCTCTCAAGCAAGGGCTTTGAGGAGTTTGCCGAAGGGGCTATCCTTACATACGATCAGTTGCAGAACGAGCTATACATATGCAGCCCAAGCACAACATACTATTACTCCTATGTGTTCAATCTCAACACTAAAGCATTCCACAAGGTAGCAAGGAAGTACATAGCCACAAACGGATGCAGATACGCAGTTGAGGTCATAGGAGGAGAAAGGAACATAGTGGACCTTCATACTGAGGATAAGATAGACAATCAGACAATCCTGCTTCAGTCACGCCCTATGACTATAGAGACCTTCTTCACTCACTTGCAGAGACTGATACTCCTCTCTGATGCGAAGCTGACAAGGAATCAGAACCTATGTCTCACTGTCTTCGGTAGCGACAACCTCGATAACTGGAAGTGCATCATATCTTCTCAGAAGACAGACACTACATTCAGGCAGATCCGCACCAACAAGGCAGCCAAGTCGTATAGGGATTACATCATAGTGATAAGCGGAACGCTTGATACAAGCACAGACATCTCAGACTTAATAGCAGACTATACCGTAGTCACTCGAAGACTTGGATAGTTTTCTTCATATTCATATTCTTTTATTGGTTAGTTTTGGCATTCTGCCAGTCCTCTCTCCGTTGTGAAACGCAGGGAGGATTTCTTTATCAAAAAACTGATAGAAAAATGCACGCAAAAAGAGGACTCCCAACCACAGGAATCCTCTTGCATCTAACAACTAATCCGATTCTGGAAAAATGATACCACTAATTTTTATGAAAAACGCATCATTTCTTAAAGTAATTCAGCATATATCTTAAAGAACTCGCATCTTTTCTTGCTCGATCCTCGCCACGTCATAAACGGATTAAGATAGTATATCATCCCGTTCTGCTTGAGCACATCGTTCTCCTTTAGAAAGCTTATGCTCCTATAAAAAGTAGACCTCGCCATGTTGTGCTTTTTGAGAATTATGCTTAGGGTTTCGGACTGAATAATTGCCCTTCCCTTGTCAACCTCTGTCCTTAGAGCAAGCTCTCTAAACACCCTCTCCGTTGCAGCACTTGCCCCTATCATGGCATTGCAGAGAGGACCAAAAAACATAGCATACCTGTCAACTTCTAACTCCTCAGAATTAAAGAAAGCCTCAAGTCTTCTCTCTCTTGATACTGGGTCAAACTCCTCGGGAATCTCAAATTCCTGCATCTCATTAATGAACTCTTCCATAACTAAACCAAACACCAAAATAATTACTAATAGTTGCGAAAATGAGAATGAACTTTGTCATTCGCTACATATAAGTCCCGCAAATAAAACCTATAGGTAGCGACAAAGATATACGAAATTCCCATATTCACAACCTATAGGTAGCGAGAATGAAACAACAAAAACGCTATAACGAACTGAGTAACAGTTAATTAACTGTTAATATCTCCTTTTCTTTTATGACTTTTCTATTCTTTTAAATAAACAATAATACACATACCCCATCAACCATCCCTATATGGTACCTAAATACCATGGGAATTTTAACACCCCCGGGGGTCTCAGATTTTTTCTGCACACATATACTATGAGGTTTATGAAATGACATACTTATCTCTATGTGACTCTTATATGGGTGGTGGACGAGGAACGGGACTCCTACCCTATATTTTTTCTCTCTCCCCCTCCCCCTCGGGTTTTTCTTCCTGGACTTCCCTGGATCTCCCTGAGCAACTCCGCAGAGGAATCGAACACACATGCGCACACGTACATGCAGCGCACATTCCACAAAGCAGGGGACGCCATGGGGGACAGTTGCCCTTGTCTGCCTTTCTTCCTGCCTTTCCTTGCCCTTTCTCCCCTTGTGTGGTACGTGGGTATACCTGCAAGGAAGAACGGGGAAAATTGGGCGGTTTCTGTCCTTCGGACAGCCTGCACATGTGTATGCGGGTGCAAAGGCTGTCCGCTTCTGATAGCTTCAGGCACATTTTTGCGTTTTATGGTGGTTTTGTTCCTGAGAGTGTCGGAAACACCAAACCCGCTAAAAATTTTTATATACGTAGTATATAATGGCTTAGTCTTTGAAAAATAGTTTCTGAAAGTTGTTGCAGGTATCGGAAACTTTCGTACCTTTGTTGCCGAAAACAATAGGAAAACACAACAAATTCAAATAACAACTTAAAATCAAATTACCATGAAAGCAAAGTACAACCAAATGAGAAACGGACATTATTACAGTATCATGACACGTTACGAGATTGAGAATATAGGCTCATTCATCAGGGCTGCAAGACGTGCAGAATGTCATATCGAAAGGTGGTGCGAATACATGTGCGGAGAGGGTTGCAGGGATTACGAAGCCAACGAGCGCAGATTCTACGAGGTTGTAACCAGATGCATAGACAACCTTGCAAAGAGATGCGGAAAGCCTGAGCTATTTCGCTCTGAAATATGGGTAAATCGTGACCCTCGTGGTTACGCTCTCAAGTTGTCTGCCAAGCAAACCGACTTTGTGGATTATGCCTATATCGATTGGGGTTCAAATGTGATACTTGCGCCAGATTTCAACGCATAAGCCTGCAACCCTTTCGCCCTGCTTGCCTTGAACCGCTTGCAGGGTGCTAATTAACCAACATTTTGAGATATGAAAACTATAATTTTCGGCCTTGTGGCCATCCTCGTGGCTATCGCCCTGCAAGTGGCATTTATCGGTATTAACGGCCTTACTATCGTGAGCATCCCGTTAACTATGTATCTGGGCTTCCACGTCATCGAAAAGCTAACCAACGAAGAAGAAACCATTTAAACAACATCAGTATGAAAAAGACACTTTTTGCCATTGTCATGGCTCTGCTGCTCTGCCTGAGTGCAGGAGCGCAAACCAAGTCCACCAAGGCAGTAACCGATTCCGTTGCCTTTCTGCCTGCATCCGTCCAGATTTACCAAGGGACAACCAGAAACGGAAACCCTAAATTTTGGATAGAACTGCCTACCGCTGACGGAGTGCGGAAAGTAAGCCTGACCGAGAGCCACGTGACAAGCGGGCGAATGCTCGCACTAATCGAACGAAAGAACACCACCACGGGTAAATTCAGCTACTCTATCAAGTTTGCCGAACCTCGCAGGAGTACAGCCAAGAGCGGAAAGGCCGATTTATCAGCACTCAAATAAATATCTTCTTTGTGGGGATTGAAACCCCCGCAGAGAGCCAATAAACAACCAAACCGAACGAATATGAATAGCTTTAGTATTTCGTACTGGGTGCATTATCATCGCACCACCACCAAAGGACATGACCGCCTTTACATCAGGGAGTTTCCGACCCTTGAACGTGCAGCCGAGTATGCACGAACCAAGATGAAAGACCCACGCAACGAGCGGATAAATACTTTCTTGCATCAGGAGCGGGGCGGGGTTACATATGTGGACTTTATCAAGTTGAACGACTAACTATTTAAACGGCTTATATATGACCTATCACATCCATTATGAAAACAAGCAAGGCCGGCTTTATACCTATGCTTTTACTGACAAGGATTCAGCCCTTACTAAGTGCGCCAGATTGGCCAAGAATCCCAACGCATTTCGCATTAACTGCTTCCCATTTGAGTGGAACGGAGGAACGACTACGTATTACGGCTCAATCTACAACCTTTAACGGGTGCAGGGACTTGACTGCTCCCTGCACCTGCAAGACAAACCAATTAAATGAACGATTATGACACGAGAGCAAGCAAAGTGCATTCTTGATGCAATGTCACTTGAAGAATGTATTGACATGTGGAATGAAAGTGGAGCGGACATGTACCGCAGAAGTGCTGAGATTCACGAAAACGAGGAGGAGGAATGGTGGAACTACCTATCCAAGGAACTCGGAGCATACTACCTTGTAAGGGACGTAATTAAGAGCGACAAGGACGGAAATTTCCGCTCGCATGACATGTTCTTCTTCTATGACGATAACGACTGCATCTTCTACTCTTTCGAGGACAAAGAGGGCATGATGAAACTTTTGGAAGAATGGTTTATTGAAGAATTGATTAATAGATAAGATCATGAACAGGTTTTGCGGGCTTGACCGCCTGCACGACCTCCAGAACAAACCAAAATCAAATATCATGAAAACACACAACATCAACGAGAAGAAAGCCGTAGAACTCTACGGAGTGGTAACGAAGATTGACGAGCTATTCGGCAATGACTACATCTTCCGCTTTATCGAAGATAAGACGGGCATAGAGTGGCAGGTGGCCGTGAGCGAAAACGAGGTCAATACTGAGCTTGAAATAGGCTTGCACGTCTTTGTTCAGGGTACTACTACAATCCTCTGCAAGAATGCCGTTATAGCTACGTATGTAGGCGAATGGGGCAGAATCTGCTCACATTGTGGCAAGCATCACGAAGAGGGTTATTATAGCGAGAATACAGGCCTATATGCCTGCTCTGATGAGTGCCTGCATGAACTCTATACCGAGGAGGAGATAACCGAAGAAAGGGAGTATGATTGGCTTTTCTGGACAGAATGGTATAACTAACTAATCTAACGAATTATGGCAGCTATCTATTTTGGCAAATCGTTCTTTCCCCAGAACCTTGAGCAACTCAAGAGGGACAAGACTACATTGTGTTGGAAAAAGCATCTGAGCGACTTCCTGATACTCTGCTCTACCCATGGCATACATCCTGCATTTGGCGAGCTGGAACTGCAGACGGGATTTTATTTCAACGATTAAACATTGAATAGTATGGAAGTGTGGATTGCACGTGATATGTGCGGAGATTTGGCACAATTCGAGGATTGTCCCTACAAGTATGAGATTTCTGAGGGGGAGTATATGTGGATATCCGAGAGGGGCGGAATAGATATTCATCCGAACCTATATCCCACAGTTACATTCGACAACTCCCCTAAGTTAGTAACCCTATAACCGAACAAATATGAATGCTGCAGATTTACTGAGAAAAGACCTTATGTCAATCAACAAGAAAGAGTTTATTGACCACGTATGCCAAGGAATCATACGCAACAAGTATTACTCCATTACATGGGGCGAACGATCGAGGGTAGACGATTCCTGCGCCTTTCTGAACGACTATGACCTTAAATCGGCCTTGGAATGGGTAAGAGAGGAGGGATTCAGGATTGAGCGAGTAAGGGCAAGCTCGTGGAGGTCGGAATACTTCGTGACACTATAAACCTACGGCCAGAGCGGACTGAACCCCTATCTGGCTGCCAATTAACCAAAACCAAAAGAATTATGAAACCGATTTTTGTTGTTCACTTCGATTGGGCTTTTAACGGTGGCTCAAGCGAGGGTTATGTAGGAATCTACGAGAATAGAGAGGATGCAGTCAAGCGAATGGAGCAGTATTGGGAAGATGAGAAAGCTATGGAATACTTTAAGGAGTTTGACCAGATTGAGTGTACTGAAATGGTCAAGGAAGCTTGGACGGACGGATACTACATGGGAGAACGCTCCTGCGTAAAGGTCTATGAAGAATATCTCTACTCCCACGAGGATGTAATCAACGGCCTTGACAATTAACCAACTAATCTAACGACTATGGAATACATCAATAGAATCGAATTGCAGGGCATTGTGGGAGCAGTCAGGAGCAACGTAGTGCAGGATATCCCCGTGCAGAACTTCTCAGTAAGCACCGAGTATATGGCCAAACTTGATGACGGAGCTGCAAGATGCGAGATTACATGGCATAACGTGGTGGCTTGGGATAAGGCCGAGGTTGTCAAGGGGGATGCGGTCAGAGTGGTAGGCAGGCTCAGGAACAACCGATACACCAGGGCTGACGGGACTGAGAGCATCTACTACGACATCATAGCATCAGATGTGGAGATTCTGGATCGCTAACATTCAAACCGAACGAATGAATAAGGCAGGACTTTGAGCTCTGCCTTTGTTGTTTTTAAAGTAACTATTTTTCTATTGTGCCTTGCAATAAATAGAATTTTAGTTATCTTTGCATCGGTTTTTAATCTAAATCATTTATGACAAGGAAAGTAAAAGAGGTCATAGACCTATTAGAGGAGAATGGATGGAGATTTGTCAGAATGAGGGGCGACCATAGGGTTTACTACAAAGACGGAGCAAGACGACCAATCGTTGTGGCAGGGAAATTGAGTAGTGACATGGCAGCTGGAACATTGAAATCCATTCTAAGGGAATCGGGGCTTGAATAGCCCCTCCCTTTAATGACAACCATTTAAAACTCTATACATGAAAAACAAGGTAACAATTATCATTGAACACGCAGGGACAAATTTCTCTGCCTATGTTGCAGATGTGGACGGAATCGCAGTCGTAGGAGATTCCATTGATGAAATCAAGACATCTATGTTTGATGCGATAGTGGACTACGTTGAGGTGTCTGAAGAATGTAGCCTTGAGATACCAGACATTCTGAAGGGAGATTATGAACTCGTATTTGAGTTGGATGTACGTAGTTTTCTCAAAATCTACGAAGGTATCTTTACAAAAGCGGGATTAGAAAGACTTACTGGCATTAATCAAAAGCAGCTATGGCACTATGCTAACGGAAAGGCAAAGCCAAGGCAAGCACAAAGAATAAAAATTGAAAAGGGATTACATCGTTTGGGAAACGAACTAATTTCACTACATTTGTAGCAGATTAAAAACCAATCGCCTATCCATACATGGGAAAGGTTTCAGGGCAGGGCAAATTAGATTTGTTTCCTGCCCTGCTTATTTTGGCACGTCCTTTGAAAATAGAGCAGACGTTAATCATTAAACATTAGTTAGTATGTCAGTAGGATTTTCAACTTTAGGATGCGGTTCTTTTGCGGACACAATTAGAACCAAGGCGGATGCGATGAAGTATGCTCTGGAGGGTACAGCAGAGTATGCAGGAGGAACGAAGGTTTATCATCACGACAAGGCAAAGGAATTGTTTGATTTCTTCTGCGAACATGTGGTTCTTATTGATACGGACGTAGTGCCACTGACAGAGCTGATTGATTCCTCTTTTGAGAAACTAAAGGAGTATGTGGAGTTTATCAGATCCGAGAGCAAAGAGAAGGCAGGGTAACCCCCTGCCTTTTATTGTGCGTAATTTAATCCTCTAACCCTTTATATCGTCTTAACTCATATTGTAGCTCGTCTAAATCTATGTTGTAATCTTTCCTTAATATGTATTTCATTACATCTTTTTCGATATCAGCAATCTCATTGTTAGATAACTTATTTATGTCGCAGTCGTATTGCGAAAATAGATGTTGAATGCTGTTCCCAAAGTTGTATAGACTGCATATATTAACTTTGTTAAATAGTAGATAGACGCACAAGGTAAAATATAATCCATATGGCTCTCCCCTGCCACCGCTTTCCAAGCAAGCAATTACAACTGCCCCGATAATTGTTGCCAAGATAAACGAGATGCAACTATACGTCAGCATAAACGATTCCTTTCTTCGCATTTCTTCCTTATCAAACTCAAACCATTTATTTTGGCTTAGGATATAGTTAATGCTGAGGGCAGTAGAAAAGATAGCATAAAGCAAAACAGCCCCATTAATGCTTATATGCAAAGATTCATCACTAATATAAATTAGTGCCAAAGGAACAGCTATTATACAATTCAATACTCTTGCCCATGCGCTATTGAGCATAGATTCCTGCTTAAAGTTCCAAATTTCCATAGTTTTCCAACTTTTCTATCGCCTTTTCTAATATCTCTATTCTCTTGAGCAGGGTATTGATGATGTCGTTCTGCTCAGTCATTGGGTATTCTCCATCCCGCAGGAACTCTGGTCTAATCTCAGGAATCTTCGCCCTAATCAAGTCCTCGTTCAGGCCATTCCTTGCTCCCCAGTTCGTGATAACCTGCGGAGTAACCCCAAGAAACTCCGCCAGCTCTGCACTTGTACGGAATCCCTTGTAATCCTTTATGGCACGCAGGATCTGCTTTACGTTTCTCACTTTGTTAGAAATTGTCTTAAAAGTTTTAGTTTTTGTTTCAAAGGCAATCATTTTCCAAAATTATCCCCATTTCGTTGAGTTTTGTGGCACGATTGTTCGTTTGTGGCCAATCAACACAACGATTTTGTAAAATGAAAGCGAACACTATCTCCTCAGCCTACATTGGCAGACAAAGAAGGAATGACACCTTGAACAGAGCCTTGTCCCCCTTTGCTCATCATCTTAATAAGTGCGTTCTTTTCGCCAAGCTCCTGATTAAGGTTGTCTATCTTGTTCTCAAGCTTTTCTATCTGCGCTCTCAGCTCTGCTACAAGAACATCATCCTGCGACTGAGGGACTGCATTGATAGGCTCCTGCTCTACTAACATAGACACATCCCATCCATGAGGATTGTTGATTAGTTTCCGATACTTTGGCTCTGGAAGTTTATCTCTTCCGTTTTCAATCTTGGAAATAAAGCCCTTTAACACTCCAAGATAATTTCCTAAGTCAGTTTGGGTAAGATTGTTTACAATCCTAAACTCCTTTAAATCAGCACCTTTCATAATGCACGTAAAATTAATATGAAAAAAGTTGCACAAAGTTGTTGTAAGTATCGGAAACTTTACTACCTTTGCACCATACAATAGTAATACACAAGGATAACAACCTTGCATAACGCAATAAAAGTTTGCGGACTACAAAGATACAAAATTATGGTAAAAATCAAAAAACGACAGACATTGACTGGCCAACTCAGGGAGATGGCAGTCGGAGAAACAGCCGAGATCTCGGAGAGAAAGACTGGGTTCAAACCTGCAAGAGTAAGGGAAACAATTTGCCGATTGAAGAGCGAGGGATACCTGTTTGAATGTACCGAGAAAGGACTTGTAAACACAATCAGAGTAACACGTTTAGACTAACAAGCTATGTCATTCGAGGAGTTAATGGTAGAGCATATCAAGGCTCTCAGAGAAAACACCAAGGCCATCAGAGAATACACCAAGGCGGTGGCTGCTGAAACCAATCCAGAGATTAACGTGGAGCATACTGCCAACTCAGCTTGCAGTTTCTGCGGTATCGGATTCAAGACATTGAAATCACATGTAGCTAATGGCTTGATTACTCCAGTGAGGAAGAAGGATGGCACAAGGGAATACTTCAAGGAGAAAGACCTCGTTGCTCTCTGCGAAACAAAGAATCTTTACTCAGGCGAATACGGCTCAATGAAGAAGAATCCTCAGAGCCAGTATTACGAAGAAGTAATGGGTATGACCTTCTGACCAAGGTCTTACTCGCCAAGACACTAAAAGTCTTAACATAAAAGTACCCCGAGACGTGGTAGTGCCACGATGATGCGAACGCATCTCAGGAATAGAGGCCGGTACAACTTGCTGACAACATAGGATTCGTAGCCGTGATGGTATCGTAAGCCGAAGTCTAAGGCAAAACTCTCCGCACATCATCAGTAGTCGTGACGATTCACATAGATCACTGCGTAGGCTCGTAATGTAGGGTGGGTATCGTAGTTAACTCTACGATATTCCACAAGGTTCAAACCCCTTAATACAGATGACGGGTAAAATATGGGGCTACCCACGTCACCCCATATCCACTCTTAGTTAGGCAGATTTTTTAGGGAATACCATCCTGAAGGCCTTGGCTTTCTTCGGGTAAACTCTTCTTCCGTTGACAATTCTGTAACGGCAGTAAACTACCACAACATCAGAGTTGTTATTGTTTTCATTAGACATACATAACACCTCCTTTTGTTTAAGAATTTGAGAATAAGCATGACTTGTGGGATAGTCATATAAGCCTTTTCAATTCTTGAATATGTTGAATTGCGTGGAGGTGTTGTGTGTGTTATGAAAACAACACAAAGGTAATCAAAAGCCTTAATCATTGGAGTAAGATTGTAAAATTATTGATATATGAGTTGTTCAGTATGTGCAGGGCATAGCAGTTACAACTGTCCCTGCTGCTCAGAGGAGGTTCGCATGATGGAATGTCCAGACTGCGAGAAAGGATATGTTTACTATGCCTTCGACATCTATCGCAGGGTGTCTGCAAGAGTGACAAGACTTGCATACGCAATCCTGCCAGTAGATGAGGATATAGCCAAGGGGATGAACCAAAGGTGGTGTCAGGGAGATATTGAAATCTGCTCAACCTGCCAAGGCGAAGGGGTTATTCCTGAGAACTATTAGAACCAATCGGCCACACAATATAAATTCATTTACAACAGCCAAATAGCAAGGGGTAGTGGCCGCCCCACCTATACACATGGGCGGATGTGGTGTGAATAGTTTAGGTTAACAATTGGGTTACAGGGAGACCGCCCTCTCCCATATTGCAGGATAGCATAGTGGTCATGCCACATCAGACCTATAGCAGAATAAGTCGGTAGGATGTTACGGAGGTTCGATTCCTTCTCCTGCATCCAAGATAGCCGTGAGGTTGTGATATTCCATAATTGATTTTGAGTTATTGAATGACCGACACTTGTTGGATAACGGTGACAGCTCGAAGAGCCTTCGGCCAGGGAGGAGCAGGATTGACACCCTCTCCTCTTGCCAAGCATCCATACGTTTAATTGGTAGAGTTTTAATGAAATGGGGTTAGGGTGCGCCCCAAATGGGATGTATGGTAAGTTGCTTTTTTGTTCCTTTTTGGCTTCTCGGGGGTTCGACTCCTCTGCATCCCACCAAACGCAGTGATGCGCTATTACGTTCGTTTAAGTTCTCAAATTCAGTGTTAGTCAGCTTAGTTCTTCAAGACTCCCATAACCGCCCGACTCGGGGGAGTCTTTCTTCGATAATCATTTAAACAATATAGACATGAAGACATTTGTAATTGACAAGGAGAACCTCAGTTCAGTCCTTGAATCCCTCTGGGAGAAAGCAAAGGAGAGCAACACGCAAGTTACTCTCAATTCGGTGGCCAATCAGCTTACAATCGCGAGAGAGAACGAGCTGATTGCCGTTGTCGGTGTAGCAGAGGTGGTAGATGAATACGACCTCATTCGTGAACTCTTTAACTAATCAGCTATGAAGATAAGAACACTTGAACCCAACGAGGTTGAGTGCAGGGTATCTCAATGCGGCAAGAGCCAGTATGGTGCTTGGTGTACCCTGCTCCTCTACAAGGATGCGAGAGTTGATATGCGAATCCTTGATGAGGTGTACGGCCCGAACAACTGGCAGCGAGAGCATACAATGATAGGCGATAGGCTTTACTGCACCATCAGTATTTGGGATGATGAAAAGAAGGCTTGGATCAAGAAACAAGACGTAGGTACTGAATCTAATGCAGAACCTGAGAAAGGTCAGGCATCCGATGCTTTCAAGAGAGCAGGATTCAATGTCGGAATCGGCAGGGAACTCTATACTGCACCTTACATCAGGTTTAATCTCAACGATGATGAGTACGATGTAATCGGAAAGGACAAATACGGTAAAGACAAGATTACTACCAATGCCAAGTTTGATGTAGTTGACATTCAGCATAACGAGGATGGCAGTATCAAGTCGGTCACTATCGTTGACAAGAACGGAGTTGTCCGTTTCCCAAAGCAGGAAGGAGCATCTAAGCCAAAGGCAAAGTCAGCTCCTGCACCACAGCCACAAACTCAGCAGGCAACTGCTCCTGCTCCTGCAAAACCAACCATGAGTCCTGCTCATAAGAACTGGTTTAACGTACTGCAATCTATTGTGGATGGAATCGCAACATTGGAGCAGTACAAGAGGAAGTATCATTTCTCCGAATTTGATGAAAACCTCGCTAAGGATTGGATTTTAAATCATCAGAAGTAATATGGACACAAAGACTTTATTTCAACTCTCAGCCGATATGGCTGCGATTGAGGATGCTCTCTGGGAGAATGGCGGAGAGCTGACCGAAGAGTTAGCACTTGCACTCAGCGACACCGAGCAGGGTATAGCAAGGAAAGCGGATGGATATACTGCGCTTATCCGTTCTTTTGCATCACAGAAGGAAATTATCAAGGCGGAGATAGATAGGCTCACTAAGCTAAAGAAAGTGGCTGAAAACGCAGAAAAGCGCATAAAGCAACATATCTGCGAGACAATGGGAATGTTCGGCATTGATAAGATAGAGGGAGACAAGAGCAAGATAAGCCGATCAAGGACTACTTCCGTTGAAGTGAACGAAGAGCAGATACTCTCTGCATATCAGAAGAACCTTGAAGAGCTGAACAACATTCTTCCGCCTTACATAACAGCAGAGATGAAGATTAGTAAGACAGGTATCAAGGACTTTCAAAAGGAGGAGGGTATATTACCTGCGGGTGCTGAGATTGTAGAAAACTACTCAATTAGGATTCGATAATGAAACTCTTAGTTGTCAATACTCCTCGTGGCCTTGTTCCGATGGGGGATGATGACTACGATGAGAAGAAGAAACTCAAGTTAGGAGAGACATACTCGGTGGAGGTTAAGGTTGTTCGCAACTTGGACTTCCACCGAAAATACTTTGCCTTGATCTCCTACGCATGGGAGTTTCTTAATGAGCAGGAGACCGCAGCTTTCCGCACCAAGGATGGATTCAGGAAGTCGGTTGAGATAGCAGCAGGACACTACGAACCCCAGTACGATTTGACCACTCGCAGTTACATTCATGCACCGAAGTCAATCTCCTTTGGGAAGATGGATAATGCCGCCTTTTCCGACCTCTATCGCAGGGTTAAGGATGTAATCTTCTCCATCATCGGGGACAGGGTAAATGAAGACGAATTTGAACATTTGATATTGGATTTTTAGATGGATGCAGTCATCACAAAAAGCGTTTACAACTCTTGGATTTTTCAAGATCCGAAGAAGCTGAAATGGTGGGCTGACCTCCATCATTTAGCCGATGAAAACGGAGAGATTCACATGAGTTTATCCGACCTTTCCATGCGTTGGAACACCCCCAAAACCACAGTGCATCGTTTCTTGTCAAAACTGGCAAGTGGAACGATTGGTGGAACGAAAGTGGAACACCAAGCGGAACAGATAAGGCTATATAAATCAGAGAGTTACGAAGGTGCGTGGAACAGCGAGTGGAACGAAAGCGGAACGGAAGCAAAGAAAGGTCTCTCTTCCCCCTACAACCCCTTACTCTCTAAAGAAAATTATAATCAGAGTCTTAATAACGCACACGCACGTGAGGAGAAGATACCTTGGGATGAGAACAAGGAAAGGTCATTCAAAGCGCAGTTCCAGGCAGAGGGTAGAATCATAGCATCGGCAAGGAAAACGGGATGTGATGCAATAGGAATCAATGACTATCTGGAGCGGTTCATGGCGCACTGCCAGTCGGTGGATTTCGGCCACGCAAACATCGGTCATTTCGGTGCTCACTTCAATAAGTTCGTTGAGCAGGAGAAGGCCAAGCCGTTGCAGACAAGTCGCTCATCGCAGTCCACTCTTGATTGGAACTCGCAGATAGCTAAAGAACTTGGGTTAATGTAGAAAGAATATGAACGAATTGGTAACACAACAAAGAGCTGCTGAGATTGCTCTAAAGTCTCAGAGAGCAGAGCTAATAGACATCCGCAGGGATGCGCTGACCTATCCGAGGATTAAGGACTACGATTCCTTCGTATTGCTCCAAGAGATAAAGTCTCTTATCCTCATGGTCTATCAGTACCGAGGACAAAAGCCTGAGAGTGCAGCCGAGATTGAAACGATGGCTCGTTCGCTTGTTGCCGAGATCCTCGCAGATGAGTTTGGAGATGAACTCAAGGAACTGACCATTGAGGAGATTCGCAGGTCACTCAGACGTGCTGCTCTTGGCAAGGGTAACGAGATGTACGGAATCAACGTGCGGTCACTCTACGATGCGATAGCAGACTACCGACACTCCGATGTGGAGAGAGCGGCATCACAGTTAAGGCAGGAGAGAGACAATAAGCAGAGGGAAGGATACATGACACGTGAGGCTGTTGTCCAAGCTCATGCTGCTATGATGGAGCAGGCGGCAAAGGAGAGGATGATATGAGACTCTCGGCAAAGGAAGTGAGCGAGATTCGCTCTCGCCTTGCTAACATAGAAAAGGCCGAGAGGATAGGTATTAAGAAGAACTATTTGGCAAATCAAGTTAGACACATTCGCTTATTGCTTGCAAAGGCAGACAGGCGAGAAAAACACACATTACTATGACAACTGAGATTACAATGTCTGAAAAGCAGACTCAGCAGAAGAAGATTCTTGACTATCTGAGAACGGGCGCATCCCTTACTCTAATCCAAGCATTGGATGTAGCAGGAACAATGAAGCTCTCTACAAGAGTGGGAGAACTGATACGCAAGGGTTATCCCATCATCAAGGAATGGTATCAGATTCCTAAAGGTCGCAAGGTAATGAGTTACAGACTGGCTACATTGGCGGTATGATTACAAGCGGAAACATCTACGACAATCCAGAATTAGTACAACAATAAAAACAAAATAATATGTCACATTTTGCAGTAATGGTAATCGGCGAGAATCCTGAGAAGCAACTCGCCCCATATGATGAAAACATAAAAGTACCACAGTAAGAGGTTTCTGAAGAAAATATAAACAGGTTGCGTGATTATTACAGCGATGATACAAGTGGCTATGCCTCCTTTGAAATCTACGCTTGGGAAGAAGAAAAATATATGCGTGGCGAAGATGGCGTATGGAGACGATACTCAACCTATAACCCTAAGTCCAAGTGGGATTGGTATCGGTTAGGTGGCCGTTTCTCTGGAGCCTTTATAAAACTGAAACCTAATGCCACTGGCATAATGGGAGAAGCCAATAGGTCTAATAACTATAAGAATAGAGTGGATGCGGCATACAAGAAGGATATCGACTTTAAAGCCATTCGTGATGAAGCCGCAGACAAGGCCAGAAAGTTATACCAGCGAGTAGTATCCTTCTTCAATGGTAACATTCCTGAGATAATATCTTGGGAAATAGTGCTTAATGACAAAAAGTACGAAGCCTTGAGTATAGCGGAAAAAAGGGATTTCTATCATAACCAAAAGGGTGTGTCTGAGTGGAATAAATCAGAAGAGTTTCGGTGTTATGATTTGGAATCTTTTCAGTGTACTGAAGAGGAGTATGTCAAACAAGCCGTTTCTCATGCGTTTGTGCCTTTCGCCCTTGTAAAAGACGGAGAATGGTACGAAAAAGGTCGGATGGGATGGTGGGCCATAGTCACAGACGAGATGGATGCAGATGTCTGGGCTGAAAAAGTCTCTAAGATGATAGACGAACTTCCCGATGATACTCTGATCTCTATTTATGATTGTCACATTTAATTCAAACAGATATGAGCGTAAATACAACTTATTTAATGGGTCGCATTGGTAGAGACCCAGAAATCCGCACAGTCGGACAGAACAACAGCAAGGTAGCAACATTCACACTCTGCACTGGAGGTAAGTACAAGACTCAGGATGGCCGAGAGATAGATGACACCGCATGGCACAGCATCGTGGCGTGGAGGAATCTCGCAGATCTCGCTGAGAAGTACATCCGCAAGGGTAGTCAGATTCTCGTAATCGGGCATCTCTCCTATCGCAAGTACACCGACAATAACGGAGTGGAGAAGAACGTAACCGACATCGTGGCAGACAAGATTGAGCTCTGCGGAGGAAAGACCGAGAGCCAGGCATCAGCTCCTGCACCACAGCCACAACAGAATAGGTATGGCAGCACACCGATGCCAGTAGATGATGATCTTCCAGAGGGGGATGGGCTTCCGTTTTGATAACTAATTGATATACAATGGACTACGGATGGCAGACAGTGCTAGGGAACTGCCCTAGTAAAAGCAACTGTTATAAGATATTCAAGATTGCCAATCACGCAAAGATAGGTAAGACGGATACTCTTGCGAAATATGAGAAGCAGTTTTATATGCAGTGCGGAAGGTATAGAAACCTCAATATAGATGGCTTCTTTGAATTTCACTGCAACGTCTATTACCCATCAATGAGAAGCGACCTTGACAACTCTCTCAAGGTGCAGTTGGATTGCTTGCAAGTGGTCAAGGCGATTAAGAATGACAACTTGTGTGTAAAGATTGTGGCAGAGAAATTTATAGACAGGATTAATCCTCGTGTAGAGTTTAAGATAGTAACAATAGAATGACACCGAAACAAGCAAAGAAGATAACTAAGAGGGCTTGTGCCAATGCCTATGCTTCCATCTACGATAGCGAGTTCAAGAAGATTGCAAGACAAGCCTTCGTAGATGGAATGGTATTCTGGGGAATGATGCAGGCAGGAGCAGTTACTGAGGACATGGCTATTGATGAAGTCTTTTTCAAGACACTTAGAGAAGTAAACAGCTTATGATAGTGGTAAACATAATCGGAATAATGGCGGTGGCCTTCGTGATTCTCTGCTGCCTTGTAGTTTTAGCAGGAATCGTAGGCCATATGTTTGCCTTTCACAATCCCGAGAAGGCAAAGGAGAAGCCCTATATGGACAACTCGGAATACGATTGGGGACATAACGTGAAATACAATTCAGAAGAGTAATGGAAGAGATAATCATTTGGGATATGTGTCCCTACTGCGAACAAGAGGTGGAGCTGACATCAATAAGGTTACAGCCCTGCCCAAGATGCGGAGCTCACTTTCAGCCAGGCTCCGATGCGATAGAGGAAGCAATGCAGAATATGAAGGATGAGCTGATGGAGTTGGCTAACCTTGCCTATTCCATGAGGGAAGCTCAGAAGGAGTTCTACAAGCTGCGTTACTCTCAGCACCACGACAAAAGAGAAGAAGCAGGGGAGAGGATGGCAGACTTGCAGAAGACAATGGATGCAGAGTTAAGAGAGATACTTGAACTGGAGGATTAGATATGAAAGCATATATAGTACACGATTCGCCACTTGGCTCAGACTACTGGGGAGAGGGAATGTATGAACTTATTACCGAGAAGGAGCAAGTCATCTACAAGAGATGGTGTACCAATAGAGCATTTGCCAATCACGATCTGACCATAGGAGTGCAGACCATGCTCCAAGACAATGGTGTTACCGAGGTCTATTCCAACGGAGTTGTCGTGTGGTCAGATGGCAAGATAAGCAAGGATGCCGATGCGGACTTTAGGTCTGCGAACTATGAGTATGAACGAGTTAATAGTGATGCACGATGAAAGCGCGTATAAAAGCAACGGGAGAGATTGTAGAGGTAGTTTTTAATGGTTTTTACTATGAAAGTATAAAAGATGAAAGGATTTTTGATAAACCCGAACTTGAGATTATGTCCAAAACAAAAGACCCCGACTACTAGACTCGCCTCAAGCATCAGTACGCAGGAATGTTTCTTCAAGCACAAATTTCTTACGGAGAGCAAGAAGATTTGAATACAGCAGAAATGGTTGAAGATGCAATGATATATGCCCACGCCCTCGTGGAGAAACTAAAGGAGGAATAGTATGAAGATGTGGATAGCTCGTGACCGTAAGGGGAGTCGTTTAACACTACACAATGATAAACCTATATGGTCGGAAGAATATAGGGTATGGGGTAAATGGTATTTGGCTGATTTAAATCACGAAGCTTTCCCCGAAGTGACCTTCGAGAACTCACCTCAGGAAGTTGAACTTGTAATAAAGAAGCAAGATGGCTTGGTTAGCAAAGAATAAGTTTAGAAATCAAGAGGTAATGTTTAGCGCAAAACCTCGAAGATGTAGTGACCATTTTGAGGTAAACTATCAAAACTACGAGTGCGAAATAGAATTGCCCAATGGTACAATAAAAAGGTTATTAGGCTACTCTCTCACTTGGGAAGATGGCCCAGTAGAATTGACATCACAAATAACAGATTTATGGTAACGAGAGAATTTTTATTAGCCAACGGCTTTGAATTTCGTGTGTGGGACGGTTCACAAATGCCCGAAGGTGAATATACACTCCGAGGTAAAGGATGGATTATCAGAATAGGGTGGAGTAGGATGTTTGCTTGGGATTGGGATATTAGCAATTATGATGAACATATCTGTGTGAGAGCAGATATGCAAGATAACATCAGTATTGAACAGCTTCGCAAGATTTCGGAACTTGCTAAAATTGAACTTAAATTGATTGAGAAATGAAATACAAGGTAGGAGACCGTGTACGAATCAATAGTCTTGATTGGTATAATGAGAATAAGGATGAATATGGCTACATTAATTGTGGTAGCAGGGCATTTTTTACTAAAATGAGCGATTTATGTGGTAAAATTGCAACAGTTAAAGATGTTTGTAAAGGTAATTGTTATTGTTTAGAAGAATATGATTTTGATTGGACAGATGAAATGATTGAAGGACTTGCGAAAGAGGAGGAAATTGAATTCACAGAGGAGGACAAATATTGGTGTGATATTATGAGTGAATCCGACCCAACTACTTATGTTCTCCCACAAGGTTATCAATTCAAAGACGAGAACGGCAATGTAATCAACGCCCAGAAGATTGTCTTGGAGAAGAAGAAAAAGGAGTATCCGAAGACTTATGAGGAGTGCTTATCTGTATTGGAAATAAAAGGATACGATATTGTTACATATGTTCCATCATGGACTGCGTATGAAAAAGCACTTTATCAGAAAGTAATCAAATTGCGAGAATTAATCATCTGCCGTGGTGCCTATTGGAAGATAGCAGGAGAGGAGATGGGATTGGGAAAACCTTGGGAACCTGATTGGAATACAAGCGAACCTAAATATGTAATAGCTTGTACTAGTAATGGAATCGAAAAACAATGGGAGACCACATACTGTAAGGTCTTTGCCTTTCCAACCGAAGAGATGCGAGATGCTTTCTATGAGAATTTTAAGTCTGAAATTGAAAGTTGTAAGGAGTTTTTGTAATATGAGTTTAGATGTTATTTCTACTATATTCCCAAGTACAATGATAATAATATGCATTATAGGTGCTATATATCTTATTACACATAAAGATAAGGGAACAACAGAATGTTCTGTATTTATTCATAATAATGATGATTGGTTTTAATTATGGCAATAGTAGTAATAAAAGAGAATCCAGTACCTCGACAACAGGTTACTTGTGAAGGTTGCGGTAGTATATTAGAATATGGTAATGCTGATTTACGACCTACTACAACATACTCGAATGGACATGTTGTAAGTTTTAAAATAATATGTCCTGTATGCGGTGTTTATGTAAAATGTGATTGGATCAAAAAGTAAGGAATTTTTTGTAATATGATAAGTTTTTTTAACGGAGAATATATTGATGAAACTGCGGAATATTACAAAGAAGTATTGGAAGAAGGTGAATCAATAATTGACGATTATGTTCGTGAAGGTTATTGGAGTCTTAATAAAGATTTTCGTCAATCTGAAGAATGGAAAAATATGTCTTTAGAAGATAAGGTTTGTCTTCTTATCAAGACAGAAGGAATTGAAGCATTCTGTAAAATTATAGGTAAATACATTGTAAATCGATAACTATGGCAACACTAACAAAGAAATATAAGTTTGTCAGAATAGGTTGGTTTAATGGACATACGTTTTATAAAATAGTAAAGCTATGACAAAGAAAGACTTGCTTGAGGCTATAGATAAAAAGCTAATCGAGATTTATCAAAAAGCAAACGATCCATTTAACAGAGAAGGAGATTACTATTTTGGATTTCAAGAAGGTTTGGAGTTTGCTAAAGAATTAATAGAAGATTTATGCTAACAGAAAAAGACTACTGCGACTATGAGACTTGTGTCGCTTTGAAAGAGTTAGGATATGTGGGTATATGTGATGCCTATTACGAACTAACAGGAAACGAAGATTATAACCGAGATTCCTTCGAACTCTTATATACAAGAGACTTTATACATCCCGATGATATAGACAGAGTTGCTGCTCCATTGTTATATCAAGCTCAGAAGTGGCTGAGGGAAGAGAAGGGAATGTTAGTAGATTCTATGGTCTTTGCCGATAATAGTATAGATGCGGATGGGAAGGTGGTAGATAGATGGATATACTACTCTTGCGCTATCTTGAACACATCAACTGCTGAATTTATCAGAAGCTATGACCATAGTGACGAATATGATACCTACGAAGAAGCCCTTTCCGAAGGGGTGCGTGAAGCTATTAAATTTTTGAAGGAGGAGTAAGATGGAAGAATGTAATTGTAAACCTGCAAAGTCATACGCAGAAAGAATCATCGAATATCGAGAGTTTGTCTCCCTCGTCATGAGGATGAGAGAAGCGCAGATGGACAAGAACATTCTCGAAATGAGGTTAAGATTCAAAATTGACCAAGACGAAAAGATAAGTGATGAGGATAATGCAGAGTTTGCTACTGCTATGTATAGTGTAGTATTCTACGAAGATAAGGTTGATGAATACTTAAAGAAGATGGAGGAATAATATGGATTGGACAAATGGTAATTACGTACCTGATGAAGAAGGGGATTATTTATGCGAAGTAATAGGAGTTCCCTTTGCCAAGTATTTAGTATGCCGATGGGATGGAATGGGATGGTGGGTATGGATATACTTCAATATGTTCGGGCAAGACCACACAGGATGGTGTGCCCTTAAACCAGAGTGGAGCATAGTTCGTTGGACTGAAATAGAAGAGTTTTGTTGGACTGGAATAGAAGAGTAATGAAAAGAGCAAAGTACCAGTGGGGAGCAAAGGAGTATCTCTCAGGGTTCAAGCAGGGAGAGATAAGGATATACAAAGAGAAGTTCCCTTGGCGTTCCCTGCACGCAACAGCATCCAGAATGAAGAGGGAATTTGGGGTAGTCTACCTTTTCAAGACGTTAGGAGATGAAAGAATAATATCAAGAGCGTTATGACAAGTTATATCACGTTTACAGAAGCGGCAGAGATGCTTGGTGTATCCTATGAAAGTGTAAGGCTATACGTCAAGAGAGGAATGCTGATTGAAGGAGAATCGCATGGCAAGAAGAAGGTACTTGAATCATCTGTCCTTGCTATGATTGAGAAGCATTATGATGTTGTCTCTCAGACCAAGGAGGTAGAGCAGTACCGCAAGGAGATAACCCAAGAGAAGGCCGAGGTTCTTGAACTGAGAAGGCGTGTGCAAGCCAAGAAAGAGCTGCTTATTGTCAAGGAAAAGGTGTTCGGTAGCTATGTTGAAATCTGCAACTTTCTCATGATGTTCGTAGAGAATACCGATGAACTGGGCGTGAGAGAGAAGCAGATTGCATCTGGGCTACTGAGAGGAAAGTCATTGGATGAGATGGCAGAGGAGGTAGCATTGACAAAGGAGAGAGTAAGGCAGATATGGGTTAAGACTCTCAGAAAGATTGCTCACTACTCAAAGCTCCCAGAGATTAAGGCTGAGAACAAAGCACTAAAGGATGAGATAGCAAGCCTAAAGGGAATCAACGACACTCTCAGAGGAATGATAGCGGATGACACAAAGCTGAGAAAGTTAGAATCGGTTGCGGTTCTTCCGAAGTCATTGGTTAATTTCTCGGATTCAAGATTATCTGTAAGGTCTACCAACTGCTTGCAAGCATTAGGTCTGAGCTATGTATATCAGCTTGCCTTTATCAAGCGTTCAACCTTGATGAGGGTTCGCAACTTCGGAAGAAAGAGCCTTCAAGAGATAGAGACCATGATGGAAGACTACAACTTTGAGTACGGCAATCCAGATTCCCTTGGCAAGGTAAGGATGCCTTATAAGGAAGATGTGGTGGAAATCCCTTGGTCAAGGATAGAGCATGAAAAACAACAAATCAAAATGATGTTCAGATGAGAAGAGAATATGAGGTCAAGTGGTATGAGTTCAACTTGACAGAGCCTAAGAGCCGTAAGTTTTTTACGGAGTTCGGAGCAATCCTGTTCAAGTCATGGATTGAATTAACACAAGGAGCAATAGCAAAGATTTATAGATATGAATAAGAACCAACCCAGAGTATTGACACCAGTGCTAAACATTCCTGTTAGCCCTAATGGAGAATGGAGGCGATGTCAGGAGTGTGCGCACAGTAACCGTGAATGTGATTGGTGCGAGTCAAAGGGCAAGAGAATAAATAGAGCCATGTATGCTTGCCCCGACTTCGCTACTCAAGAGCAAAAGATTGCTGAGATAAAGAGACAAGCAGCGATTAAGGCAGCCAAGACCGAGCAGATGCTCAATTTCCTTCTGACAGCCATGTGTATCTCTGCTACGGCCACTCAGCATTTCCTGCTTGACTTCTGCTCGTTCTTTGAGCAGACTAAGGGAGAATCCAATTGGAGACACAAGAGAGCGCAGGCAGCTAATGAGATACTGAGTAAAGCCGATAGGATTCAGTCCCTCCATGCGCAGTTCTTTCAAGCCGATATGAATAAGGTCTATACTGACCATGGGCAGAAGGAATTTGATGCGGCACAATGCGACAATCACACTAAGGATACCTACGAATTTGATAGGCTTATTATGCTATATATAGACAGATGTTGGGGAGATGAAGAGAAGGCTAATAAGATTATAGAGTTTATAGAGAGCTTGCCAAGTGAAGGCATCTTTAGTGACGAAGATATTGAGAGATTCAGAATGAAGGAGTAGGATATGATAAGGTATTGTGTTGACTGCCCAGACTATCAAGAGGGAGGATTCTGCAAGAAGAAAAACAAGATTGTCGGAGCATTGAACGATGCTTGCGTAAAGGAAGAAAGCGAAGAGCTGATGCCGATTGAGATACCAGAGGGAATGAAACGCTGCAAGAAATGTGGCAGAGTATTGCCCTTGACTGAGTTCTTCAAACACGTAGGCCACTCAGACGGACTCCAGTTCTATTGCAAGGATTGTTGTCGCAAAGCAAAGAAGGCTTCCGTGGCAAAGAAGTGTTGGAAATAAGGGGGTGACTAAAAAGTCTTAATTGACTGATTAGTCACCCTCTTTCTTTATATATGATTGCACCGGGAGGATAGCAGTGATTGCGGAGGACTCCGTTCGCTTCGCTCACTCCGGCCCCTCCCAACGTATCCTGCGTGGTCTATCGACCACTTGTCTCCGTCGGGCCCCTCCCCCTGCCCATGTCGAGGCCACTGAAAAACTATATGAAAGACATTGTCTTGTAATCAAGATCGTGTCTTCTTTTTTTTGCTTCTCTGATAAAGTTTTCGTATCTTTAAGTGTTGATTTACAATAGGTTATGCTTAATACTCAAGGAGAAATAAAGTTTAGTGAATATGCTGTTTTGTATGACATGCTTATTCCAGCGGACAATAAATATAGACTTATCGATGAACTAATCGACTTCAGCTTCATTTACGAAGAACTTAGGGATAAGTATTGTTTAGACAATGGTAGAAAGGCTGCTGATCCAATCATGCTTTTCAAGTATCTCATGATAAAGGTCATTGACAACTTCTCCGATGTGGACGTTGTAGAACACTCTCGTTACGATCTATCATATAAGCGTTTTCTTGGCCTAATGCCAGAGGATAATGTTATTGATCCAAGCCTTCTCACAAAGTTCCGACGTCAAAGATTGAAGGATGTAAATCTCCTTGATATGCTGATAGCAAAGACTGTTGGTGTCGCGATTGAAAAAGGTATTATCACAAGTAAGTCTATCATTGTTGATGCTACCCACACAATATCAAGGGCCAATCCGCTCGCTCCAATTGATGTCCTTAAACATAGGAGTAGAACATTACGTACACGAATCAAAGATTGGGACAATGAATATGAAGACAAATTACCATTGTATAATCATAATGTTAGACTCCAAGATGAGTTAACAGATTGTGAGGCATTGATGGAGTATATTGCATCGGATCCGATATTGTCTAATAATCCTGCACTTAAGGAGAGTATCAACTATCTTGCAGAAGCTATCGATGATATCCACTCTCATACTCCAATTTCTCATGACAAGGATGCAAGAGTTGGACACAAGTCTGCAGAGACGTCGTTCTTAGGATATAAGACTCATATAGCAATGACTCCTGAAAGGATAATCACCGCTGCGGCTGTAACCACAGGAGAGAAGTCAGACGGGAAGCAATTGCCAACACTGCTTCAGAAGACAGAAGATAATGGATTGGAAATTGACACAATAATCGGAGATGCAGCATATTCTGGGAAAGATAACCTGGTAATGGCTAATGAAAAAGATATCACGGTGGTTGCCAAGTTAAATCCAATGATAACCCAAGGTCACAAATTAAAGAAATCTCCATTAGATGACTTGTTCTCATACAACAAAGATGCAGATAGATATATTTGTCCGATGGGAGTAATGTCAGCTAAGGGACAAGAGGCAGAAAAATCGAGCAATCCAAATACTAATCGAGTTGTTAGGTATTGTTGGAGTCAAAGAAAATGTCAAATATGCAAAATGCGAGAAGAGTGTATCGGAACTTCTACCAGAAAACGTATTGATATACGAATTGTCTCGAATGAACACAAAGAGCAAATGGCGTTTCAAAATACGCCTGAGTTCAGAAGGTTGTCAAAAGAAAGATATAAGATTGAGGCGAAGAATGCCGAATTGAAAAACGTACATGGATACACAAGAGCTGAGTCCTTCGGGATATCAGCTATGGAGTTGCAGGGTGCTGTCACACTATTTGTCGTAAATCTGAAGAGAATAATGAAAATAATGGGGAAATAGAGAGAAATCTCTAGAAATACTGGAACATTAGATAAAATAACCCTTTGAGAATCGCAAATCCATAATGGAAATCAAAATCTCAAAGGGTTATTCATATATGCGATTCTCAGACATGTAAATTGTGAGGACCTTTTTCAGTGGCCTCATTTTTTCTGCAGGTGGAGAACGCTCATAAAATGCAATCATCTGCATATCAGTAAGATACGAGTTTGGCGTGTTCTCAATCTGCTAAAAATTTGACAGGTGGAGAACACAGAACTGCTTTCAGAGGTTCCAATGATTCATCTTGACCATTATTCTCATGAAAACGCCCGAGGTGAAGAGAATTTAAGTACTATAGTGAAGATGCCAGGTTGGGATCAATGGGAAATAACGGTTGGTAGTTACACAAGAGGTGTGGAAAGATTTTGATTACGCTTTCCGCACCTCAGTTGATTGTTGCCATATAACTCCAATTACTGTTGATGTGCGACAAAATTGAGCTGAACCCTTACACACCTCTGCAGGTATCCTTCTTCTGACTGGACAC